GTATACAAATATACTGACAGCCTGGTCAATGCCATATCGTCCGGGAAAATCCCGGACAAAGCACACGTAACTTTTGAAAATTCAAGGTTTTTCGTTTGATGGAGGGCTAAAAAAAAAATGACCACGTTTGAAGAAAAGGTGAACGCATACCGCGAAAACAAGCGGCTCATTGAAGAGCTTGAAGCAATGAATGACGCTGTAAAGGCTGAAATTATTGACATGATGCACGGTGCGCCCGAAATGGTGCAGGGCACCGCAAAGGCCATTTATAAAGACGTGCAAAGCGTCCGACTTGATAGCAAGCTTTTGCAGGCAGCGCACCCGGATATTTATGCAGAGTGCAGCAAAAAGACCGTTTACAAGCGGTTTAGCGTGGTCTGATGGGGGGGGGTGCGACAAGTGATATTTTCCGGCATCCTGTTCGTTTTTTGGTTTTTTAGCGCCTTGTTTAAGGCGAGCAAATGAGGATGGCTATATAATGACTGCTACCACCATTAAGGGCATTGACCCCATCACCGGACTGTATACCACCCGATACTATGCACGCAAGGCTTGCCCCGGTGACTGCGTCGTCGTCAAGGTTGACGGCGGCTATATGATCATGACCGCATCCAACTATAATATTTGGCGCAAACAGCGCTAACCCACTCGGATACTTTAGCGGGGCTGCACCGTAAAGCAACCCCGCCCCAGCCCGAAAGAACAAAAATATTTCTTGCAAGTCCTGTTAATGGAGCTTGCGATATGCTATACTATAAAAAAGGGCAGAAGCCCGGAAAAGAGGAAAGCAATGTTAAAAGATATTTCTAGCAGTGCCGCCGCCCTGTATGATGGAGGGTGGAGAAGCGCAGACGCTGACCAGCTCCGCACAGAATACGACTTGACAGAAGAGGAAACGCAAGAGCTTTGCGCCGCCCTTGCAAACCTTGAAGAAAAAAATAAATAATATCCACCCCGCCCACGCTGGCGGGGCTTTTCTTTTGCCCTACTGCAATACAGCCGCATACAAGCGTTTACAGCGCCTTTTATATCATCCATGCAGTTATACCGCCAACGCCGCAAAACGGCACACAGCGCTTTGCAGGGGCTTTTCCTGCTATTTGCCGCATTTTACCGCCGCAAATAACAAACCGATACAAGCGGCTATAATACCACCTGCGCCACGTTGGAGCGTATCACAGCGCCGCAACACCTCCAGCACATACCAGATACCAGCGTCACGCCCGGACGCTGTACAGCCCAGCACAGCCGCCCTATTATAATAAGGTATATAAGGATGCAGCGGCCACGCAAGCCCGGCGGGGTCAGCAGTACAGACCCGGCGCAACTGCTGAGGGGTCAGCGCCTCCACCTGTACAGGGTCAGCCAGGCGGGGTCTCGATGCTTTCCACACCTGGCATTAGCCTGGCACCGGGTTAGCCTGGCATTAGCCTGGCATTGTGCTTTCTTCCTGGAACGGCGGCGCGGAACCATTGACGGCTACCGCCGTATCTCTTTTCGGGCTTTCGCCCGATAGCCAATAAAGGTCAACAATAGTCGCAGCGTCCCGGATGGAATAGTCGTAATAGCTTCTGGAATAGTCGTAAAGTCGTCAGATGACTAGCTTTTGAAAGCCCTATATATAGTATAGTAACTTACTGTACGCTGATAGTCGCAGAGTAATAGTCGTAGCGTTTCCTTGCGAATCATCGTTAAATAGTCGTGTATTTTTTGTGTGAAATAGTCGTTTGCCTTTTAGAGAAAGAGAGGTGCGATAGTCGCTAAGCCATCCGACCACTCCAAAAATCACCTTCCATCTCAATTTCGCATAATATATTCCTCCTCTAGTCATACCAAATTCGTATGCCAACCGTACTTATTATAATATATGCTTATATATCCTAGTAACTATCTAGGGATTATTCTGCTGTAATAGTCGTACCATCCAATTCTGTCCGTTCCTGCTCGATTTAATTCCCAGTATAGCACTATGGTATTTCATTCAATCCATAGTATTATGCTATGAATAATTAATGCAACATTTCTACATATTCAACCGACTGCAAAATGAAGCCAATTCTCCATTTGGAATAGTCGCAGACCATCCACCAGCCCGAACCTTACGCCAGTTCTCGCCTACGGTCTGCTCTGCTGGCTAACGGCATAGCTTTGGAAATAGAGGGTTGTAGGGGGAAAGAACCTTTGCAGGCGATTAAACTCCGGTTCGCTATACTGTTGCTTCTCCTGTTCCTTGTCAATCCACATATCAGCAAAGGCCTTCCAGTTGGTGATAGGCTTTCCGGTCTTTGTCATCCAACCTGTTCCCTCATAGTAGTTCATGAACCTGCTGGCAAGCCTATTCTCACATCCAGCATCCAAAAAATACTCGCTCACATCCTCGAAGTCCGGCGTGCTGGCGTTCTCATCGGGCGGGTCGCCCGCTTTCTTAATAACTTTTTTTCTTTTCTTTTCTTCTATATTAAGGAGGTGAACGATTGTTCCCCTCACAGGTGAAGTATCGTTCCCCTCAGAGGTGAATGATTGTTCACCTCCCTTTTCGCTCTTTGACGATTCTTCCGGCACTTTGACGTATATCTTATCGGGCTTGTTCTTCCCTTCACGCTTACGCTCGATCAATCCGGCTTCTTCCAGCTCTTTCAGGGACTTCTTGACCCATCGTTCCGTAAATCCAGTATCGGTAGCAAGGTCTTTGATGGGATATACGATGTACACTCGCCCTAGTTGGTTAGCAAACTTTCCGCTTCTGCTTGCCCTCTGTGACGACCTTGCACGATTGAACAGGTAAACGTAAACGATTTTCTCTGTTGGACTAACGTCAACAGTTGAGAGGAATCGAGGGTAGACCATGTACCCATTGACCTTTGTATCGGCTGTCATGTATTTCATTTTATCCTCCTGCAATAGTCGTAGACCTCTACAATGCGCTCACAGCCCCGTATAGCCGTGCCAGAGCCGTTTTCTATATTCGGTCGATAGTTTTGTCATCTGACGCTAAAAGCGTTTGCAGGTCTTCTGTGCGCGTATATGCAAAAGGCTGCCATTGCTGACAGTCCATGCGTTTAGACTGTATTCGCTTTCAATGCCGCAAGACCACGTTCGACGAATGAACCAGATAGGTCACGCCGTCAATCTTCACTTGCAGCTGGTCGCCCTCGTAATCGTCCCAACTATTCAGCTTGCCCTCAACAATCGTTCCATCAGGCATTTTCAGCTGTGCCCATGAGTAGCTATACGTCAGGTCTACCACCTGTTTGTTGCATCCAGTCATCAGCATAATGCCAGTAAGAGCGGACACGCATACGGTCAAAATCTTTTTCATAATCGTTTTCCTCCGTTTGTTGATTTTTATATTATCAATCCATCCAAGTATACTCTTGGAACCGTTGAATCTGCTTGTTAAACGTAATGGGAAGGTCGCCTATCTCGCCTTCCTTGTTCTTGCTTAGCCGGAACAGGTACTTGTCGGGGTTATCGCCGGACAGAAGGATGATTGCATCTGCGTCCTGTTCAATCTGCCCGCTCTCTCGCAAATCGGAGTTAATAGGCGTTGCTCCGGGCTTAGATGGGTTTCGATTGAGCTGTGCCAGTGCAACCACGACAATGCCTGTGGTCTGTGCCAGCTCGTGTAAGGCAATGGATATGGCTGTAATGGCGGCATATCTGTCCTTTGCGCCTGTTTCGTGGATGAGCTGAAGATAGTCTACAAAGATGACCTGAGCCTTTTTACGGAGAGCCTGAGCCTTCATCCACGCCACGTTTTTTCCGGCAGCGGAGCGGATATATAAGGGCATCTTCATGTTCTTTGCCTGTCCGTCAATCTCATTCAAGCTGACCTCCTTATTTTTCACCGTGTCCAGAGGGCAGTATATTTGATTAGCCATCAGACGTGCGCCCAGCTTGCGTTTGCTGGTTTCTAAGCTGAAATAGTACACGGTGTAGTCCTGCTTTGCCATGCTTGCTGCTATTTGCAAGGATAGGGCTGTCTTACCCGCAGACGGTCTGCCGCCGATGATGATAAAATCGCCCGGTGAGATGTGCAGCGCTTCATCCAGACGCTCTAGGCCTGTCTTGATGTACACAGGCTTCTCGTCCATGTGAAGCACATAGTCGTTCAGCACATCCTCGTATGTCCACGCATCTTCTTCCTCAGCTTTAAGGCTCATTGCTTCGCCCATCTGCTGGTAAATGTCTGATAGATCAGAATAGTCGGTAAGCTCGCTGGTCATCTGAAATGCCAGACCTTGCACACGAGTGAGTGCAGCTTGTTCTCTGATAAGCTGTGCCCAACGTTGCATCTGTTCCCTGTCAATTCGTACACACTCTGATTCACAGGTTTGTACACACGCCAAGAGCGTCTGCGCTACGTCTGGATGCTGCGTGTTTATCTCGACTATATCTATCTTGCCCCTAGCCGTCCAATAGCCCTGAACAGCCGCAAAAGCGTCTCTCAGTTCAGGTCTGAACAAGTCAAGTTCAAGGTCTGGTATGATCTCATCCACAACGCCCGGCTTGCAGAGCATCAGCGCCCCGATAAATACCGTTTGAACGTCCATTGTCATAGTCTAGGAAACTCCATCTCCGTACTTTGCTCGTACTGGTCATCCTGTTTCAATGCGTAAATGTCCTGCCATCCAGCATAGATGCTCTGGTCGAGAATGGCTTTCCAGTCATGCCGATCAAACTTTTCCAGCTTGTTGCAGAGCATCTGTTTCGCCCGGTCTGTCATAGGCTTCTTGATTCTTGTACGCATCTGTGCGAACTCTCGCAGAGATTCCAGCAGGACTTTATCGCCATGAGCAAAGTCGGAGAAAATGTCAGGTTTCTTTTTAACTGCACTCTCCGGCAAGGTCTTGACGTTCATCTGACTGTCAGTTGATACAATGGGTTCATTGTCATCTGACTTTGAACTCATAGATGAGCTGACTTTCATCTCATTTATGACATGAGGATGAGCTGACTTTCGTGTAGACCATCCTTTTGACGAAATATCGCTTCTTTTCCACTCTTCATCGAGCAGATGTTTAATCAAAATGAAACAAGATTCTGCCTTTTTTGAGTTCAAAGTTGCGTCTTTTTCTTCAAAAACGTATGCACAGATTGCATCGTAGAGTTCTAATTTCTCTTTATTTTTCAGTGTGGAGATGGCTTCAAAGTAGTATCGTTGGAATGTAAAGCTGTCTCGTTTTTTGTCCATACTCAGTCCTCTTTGTAGCGTTTGTTCCATGCTTCGATAGCGTCTTTACGTCCATCGTGGATAATTTCAATCTCTCCACTGTCGTTCATTCTAAACTCGATTCGATATTCTCTATTGGGATTTGTGAAACCACATTTATTGCATCGGATGTTAAATTCGTATCCTTTTATAAGGCTTCTTGAAAAATCCTTCTTTATGGAAAACACGGCTTTCTCACCGCAAAACGGACATCTCTTGAGTTCTGTCATTTTCTAAATCCCTCTCTCGTTCTCATGATTCTCTTATGCGCCTTGACAGGTCTTGCGCCTTTGCCGTATGCCGGGCGAATATGTTTTGCCTTGATATACCCGCAAGGCGGCTTCGGCCCGAAATCAAAAAGACTCAAGTCCATAACGATGACGCCAAACTTCTTGTTCGTCATACTCAATCCCCCTTTGGTGGCTCTGGCATATATGCCCAGTGCGTCACTTGTGCGTACTTTTCGCCAAACTCGCTTTTCTCGACATTGTAGTAGCCTTCGTAGGCATCAGCCCAGAATCGACCATTCCAAACTGCCTCGAATACTTCTGGTTTGTTTCCAATAAAGGGTTGCATAGAAACAAGCACCGCATCGCAATTGTTAGGCGGAAGCCCTTCTTTTTCAATGGAGTGCCAAATCACTTTGTTTTCGCTCATATTGTCCTCCTATACCATCGGAAACGCCATCCAATGCGTCACCGTCACATCTTTCGGCAGTCTCTCGCCTATCTCATCCCAGAACTGACCGTCTGCGTAACAGCCTAGAAAGTACGCTGTCGGCGAGATTCATTGCAACAATTTTCCATCTTTATCACGCCACGTTGTCTTAGTCGCAAGCAACAAAAGCTGCGTCCGCTCTCGTGGCTGTTTGCTTGCTGGATGCCAAAGTGTGTTAGCCATTGTCTTTTGCCTCGATTGTTGGTGCAGTGTCAATGTAGTCAAGAATATCATCCAGCGAAAGATTGCCTGTGCTTCCTGCGGTATATTCCCGAATCCACATTTCAATGTCTCGGCGTAACATATTGGCATCAATCGGTCTAACTTCCATGTTTTCTCCCTTCAATCTCCTTGCAAACCGCCTTGTAAAACGCATCCCACGTCTCATAGTCGCAGGAATTGCCAAAGTCGAAACCTGTACGCTTGCGTTCTGCAATGTCACGTTCAAAGCAGTCAAGCGTCTTGTTTGTCAGCTCCGGCAGGAGCGGTGTGATGTATCCGCAAACAAGGCTAATCATATATGACCGTCTGCCCAAGCAGTAGCGGACAGCACAGTTGCAGACAGCTCCGAAGTCGTCATTAGCGGGGTCTACCATGCCTTTAGGAACATCTGACCTTAAATCATCAACGCTGCATTTAAGGGCTTCCGCAAACTTTGTCAGTCGCGTTTCTTTCTTTACGTCACGCTTTTGCTTTTCAACGGCACTGACGTATGCGCCGGTCGTCCCGATCATCCTCGCAACATCTTTCTGCGTGATGCCAAGTTCAAGCCTGCGTTTCCTGATTTTCTCCCCTGTTGTCATCTTTCTTCTCCCATTCCTTGCATCCACGTTCGTCCCACACGAAGTCTGCAACGTGTTCTGACTGGTCGTTTACACACACGCCCTCCGGCTCTGCATACCATTTGCAAGAGCCACAGGACGGATCAGATTTGTTCTTGCAGGATTCTGCTGTGCATCGGATAGCCTTGCCAGCAGAGAACTGCTTGATGCCCATGCAAGAGCAATGTTCGGTGGTGCAGTATGAGTTCATTCCTCTATCTCCTTCCATCCGATAAACTCGCATAAACCAACAGTGTTATTGGCGCAACGATGAATGAGGACTTTATCGCTTATTTTGAATTTTGCGATAAACCCAATTTTGCTTTCTTCCATTTCGTTTTCAAACATCCAATCAACAATGTCTTTATCGATTCTGACATCGCTTTCGTCCGCCATGGTCGAAAAGCACTGTTTGCACCTGTAAAGAGCGCACTTCTTCATCTTCTCTGCCCTCTCTTTCCCCTGTTGAACCGCCCGATCACTCGCTTATACTCCGCATAGCACTCCGGGCACAGGTCGCCTGTGTCCCTGCGCCACGCCCAGTCCTTGAAGTATTCGTCAGGGTTCATCATTCTACCGCTCAGAACTGCTCCGCAGCGGTCACACACTCGCTTGTGGTAGATTCCTCTATCAGTTTGCATTAGTTGCTCCTTTTGCCAAATTTCTTCTGCATCTTAGCCCTCAATGCTTCGATACGCTCCTTATCGTCAGTGATAATCTCATACTTGTCTCCAGACCAGCCAAGCGGAACATCTTCCGTGTATTCGATATAGATTTTTTCCGGGTGCGTAGGCGGCTCATAGGGAAACGTCACATTTTTGCGAAAGCGGCTACTTGCAAACCACGTAAAACCACCGTTGTCAGAATAAGCGATTGCGTCAATGTCATATACTTCAATCGTGTTACCTTGTGCATCAGTGGTCTTGAACACGCTTGAGCATCGTTTGTTTTGGAAGCATCCTTGTCCCATTTTGTCCGACACTTCTGTCCATTCATCATCTTCGCCCGTCAGCGGCGTGAGTGGCTTGAACCGTAAAAGACGTTCAAGAACGGACATTACGTATCCAGCGGAAATCCCACTGTGTCCTTGACTTGCAAAAAGCTCAACAATATCAAGAATGTTTTTATTGATTGCATCCTGCAACCCGTCTCCGTCTTTTGTAATACGTGCAAGTTCTGATTTTGCATATTCTACGGAACTGCTCATTTTATTTTTCCTCCCCAACATCCTTAAATAGGATTTCTTTGTTGGCTTTCCAGTCTTTGATTTTGCACGGAATGTCCGTGCCGGGCACGGTCTTTTTCAGCCCATCCATCTGCCAGACGTTCCATGAGATGGTGTCTGCGATGCAATCAAGAAAAATGGGCATACAGCTGATTTTCAACATTTCAGCATCAAACCGATACCTAAAATTTTCGATCAGTGTCAGGAACAGGTTGCACCTTGCCAGCAAGAGATTGTCTCCCTGCCACTCATAGCCGTATGTCGATGCGTAGGCATTGATTGCCCAGCACATCCACATATCGTAGTCATGGAACTGCTCTGCCAGAACATTCAGCTTTCTATCCAGTAGACCAATTCTGTCCTGCACGGCAATCATCTGCCCTGTTGTGGTATCATATCGACTTGTCAGGAACGGCGCTTCTCCACAAGTGACTTCAAGACAAGTCTTGTTGATGTACTCCTTCCAGTCTTCGCCCTTCAGGTCGTTTTCGGCAACGTCTGTCATCTTCTTGCAAACCCAAGTCGGCGTAAATACCTCTGCTTTCTTGCTGGTTCGCTTCTTCTGGTCTGCCAGCCGTTTCTGCACACGAGGGACAAGTTGAACTTTGTCCAACTGTTCCAGCGTGATCTCATCTGCAAAGCCAACGCCCAGTTCAGGCGGCAGGTCTGTCGCCCAGATGATGTTCTTGCCTGTCGTGTGGTCTTGCAAGAGTACAGGCAGGAACGTGTGTAAGCATGGGTCGGAGAAGTCAATCAAAGTTCCCATTGGTCAGCCCTCACCATAATTTTGTTCTTCTCTTTCAGCCAGTCCTTAACGCAATGAAAGCAATGCTCACGGTTCTGGCAACGTTCCGGGTCACGATGTTTGATAAGCTCGCAGATGCCACGCGTAAAGTTTTCTGTAATGTCCTCGTCCGTCATGGAGCGAATAAAATCGCCGTTAGTCATTCTCGACCACCTCTTCTGCCACCTCTTTGTACTCCACGTCAATTCCTTTCGGCAAAGCCGTCTGATACTTCTGAGCCAACTGTTCTGCGCTCTGGGCATCGCCCAACGGCTGTTCAGGCGGCGCAACGGTGACTTCCACGTTGTCACGCATACCAAAGTAGTTCTTGGCTCGGAAAATCCACTCTGCCGGGTTCTCTTGACCGTACATACCGTTGTACGCCCACATGGACTGCATTTGCAGAATCAGCTTCAAGATGTACTTCTGCTGCAAGCTGTCGTCACGGCGTTTGCCCGCCATAATCTGCTTCAGGCTCATCCATTCGATGCCAAGCACCAGTGCAATCCATTCCACCACAGGGGAGATTCTGGCTTCGATGCAAGCGTCAAAGAAGAAATCAAGGCGCTGCTGCACTTCAATCGGGTTGTTCATGTCCACACTCGGAAGGTCGCCAAAATACTTGGCTGCAATCATGCCGATGACCTTCTTATCCTCTTCGCCACCGATTCTCGACTGCAAATCGCCTGTATTCAGCATCTTAGACCTCGTGATTGCTAACTCCTGTTGTTCTTTCACCTTTTTACTCACCTGTGAGCGGATAGATTTCCGCTTATTAAGCATCTGCTGTTTCTTCTTCTCACGCTCTTTCTCACGCTTCGCAGCGGCTTCTTCTTTCGCCTTTTGCGCCCGCTTCTCACGCTTTTTCTTTTCAGCTTCGGTCAGCGGCGGTCTGCCACGACCACGCTTCGGGGGTGTTGACATGTATCAGACCTCCTCAATTTGATTTCCGAAAGCGTCCCATCCATCACGATGATTTCTTGCAAACAGTTCAATCTTTTTAGCTGTCGGAAACATATCCTCTAACATTTTATAGGCGCATTGCGGTTTATGACTATGGTATGTAGCGGGCTCTCGAAGTATCGTTGTGTATTTACCTCTCGTTTCTTTTCTTGGCATCAGCATTTTTCCGGGCTTGTAGAACCACAAGAGATATTCGTGCGAGAACCGAACCGTAAAAGCAGGAGCAACGCCGTTTTCTTTATCCCAAACCATTCTCGCATGGAGTTTGTAGCCACGCTTTGCCATTTGCCATTCCGCTTCCATCAAGAACTTGTCAATGCACCACATAAACACATTATGGCGGTCTGCTGTATTTTCAAAGAAAACGTCTTGAATGGAAAAGCAATCATCAAGCGAAAGAGTTTTGTAATCAAGTTCTTTTCCTTGATTCGGTCTGCATTTTCTGACGTTTCCTTTTTTCTGCGGCCACGGTGGGTCTGTGTAAATAATTTCGTACTTTTCGTTAAGTTCGTTCATTATTCATCCTCTTTTGGAATTCTAGGAATTGGCATCCAAAACTTGACCGGGTATTCATCATCGACCCATTTCCCATCTTTGAACTGCATTGTTCTAATGCAGTTTCTCCAATACCAAAAATCGTAGACAACAAAATAAACCCCATTTTCAATAGGTTGTGCATCTTTTACACTTGTCCACAACTGCATAGCGGTTGGAACCGTATCAACCCATTCTTCGGCTTCTTTTAGGTCGATTTCTTCTCCCATGTTCCCCAATGCATCAATAACATCCTCTGTGTCAACAAGTCTCATCCTCGTTCACCTCTTCATCTTTGTTTCGATGCCGTCCAACTTCCATGCAATCTGCCAGACTGCACAGCAACCGTCCAACTGCCGCCACCAAGCGCACTTCTCTTTTTCGCAGACGCACCGACCAAGCGGATTGCTGGTCATTTTCATCGGGCAGTAAAGTTCGTTGTCCATGATTTTTCTTAGCCCTCCAACTGGAGATGAGCGTTTACCATCTTGACGGGGAAAATCTCATCTATCTGCAAAAACTCTCCGCTTTTCAGGTTGATGCCGCCAGACAACTCGCTTATCGAAAGTTTCACGCTGGCTTTCATGAAAATTTCGCCGTTCAGCTCAAACACATCTCCATATTCCAGACACCCAAAATTAATTTCTTTTCTCTCAATATCACAAATTTTCATCATTTCCACCCCATCACAACAGCCGTACAAATGGTCAAACACACGTTGATGAACAGCCAAACAAGCATCGCCTGTCGCTTTTCAAACAGGCTGTCTGTCATGTCTTTGATTGTCCGTTCGGACTGAATTACCACCGCCAGTAGGACTAGGCAGACCAGCCAGCGAGTTGCAAATTCAAACATTGTTATCCTCCATCAAATCGTCCATGCTCAACTGACCACTGATGTTGTCATCTTCCATCCACCAGCGAAAAACGTCCATGCCGGTCTGCCAGTCGCACGGCAAACTTTTGCTTTTTCGAGCATCAAGCATTCGTTCAAACGCTGAAATGTACATTTTTTCGTAGGCTGGCCAGCGCATAAACTCACGCTGTCTGCCCCCTCTACCGGCAATAGGACAGCCGATGCAGCCAACACGCTTCTGCCCTTCGCAATACAGCGGATTGATAGGCAGGTGCTCGCTGTGCGTGTAGTCCCACACATCATCGTCAGACCAGTCTACAATCGGATTGACAGTCATCTTACCCTTGAGGTTGCAAGTCTCGAACAGTTGTCGCTTTTCATCGTTGTCGCCCATTAAGACGATTCTTTTCGCGGGGTCTTTGTGCATCAGTTCCATCACGCCGCGGCTGTTCTTACGCCGAGTGGATTCCGCCCAGCGAACGCCTGTGGCAATAAACCGATTCTTTCCCGTGTTTTCCTTCAGAACATCACAGCAATAGCGCACAAGTCTTGTCGGCGGCATCAGCTTTTGCGGAATCAGCGTCCACATGGACACAGGCTTGTCCTTGTAGCGTGGCATAACGATGGAGGATTTGATTCCACGCTCTTCCATCGCCTTAAACTGTTCACGGATAAAATAGACCGTCTCTGGCGCATCTGCTGTGGTATGGCTGTTGACCACCTCAAAGTTGATTCCTGCACGTTCAGCCAGAGCCACAAGCACCTGTGAATCCTTACCGCCAGAGTATGTGACCATGAGCGGTTTCTTGTACCGATGCTCGGATAGCCGTGCAGCGTCCTGCAACCGTGCGATGGCAAGCTGTTCCTTATCCATCAGCTCCACCTTTCCCTCAGCTCTTTTTCGACCTGTTCTGACTTTGCGGTGATGTAATCTGCAAACTCGTCAGGGGTCATGTCCTCTTCTTTGAACTTGCCGACCATCTCCCAATACCTGTCACCAATGCGGATAAGCTTTTGTACCTGCTCATCGGTCAGGTCTGCATCGCACCGAAGGTTCTGAATCAGTGCGCCCCATGTGGCGGCGATGCCATCCAGAGCTATGCGGAAGCCGTACAACTGGTTCTGCCGTGCGATTTTGCGGAGGTTGGCTGACATTGCCTGTTTGCCATTCAAGGGGCAATTTCCATGCTTATTCATTAGACTGCTCCTTGTTTTTAATCGTCACTTTCAAGATCACAGTCTTTCCGTCTTTGGTATCCCAAGCGTAACCATAAAAGCCTTGTTTTTCTTCTTCTGCCTTAGAAACAAGCCAGTCTCGAACCGCTTCTACTGCTTCATCCGTAACACGAGTTTTATCTTTCCACTCTTTTCCGTTTGCTTTTACAGTTCCTGCGTAAATGCCAAACATCCCACATCCAACATGATATTCAGCCATTTTTATTCTCCTTTTCTTTAAGGCGAGAGAGCCAGCGGGCTTCTTTTTCATCTTCGATTTTGATAACCTTTTCCATATACCTGTTATAAATCAAAATTCCGTCTCTTTCGGCAGACTTGCCAAACATGGTTAGGCAGACAAAAACATCCGCCATTTCTTCTTGTATATTTTCTAAGCATTCCTCAACACTCTTCGGTGTCGGGTTCGTATCATCCAGTGCACGGCGCAGCTTCAACGCAGCCTGTGCCAGTTCTGATGCCTCTTCTGCCAACTGCGCCAAGATTTCCGTCTTTGGCAGGATGTCTTAAACTTTCTTGCTCATTCTTTCATTCTCCCATCTTTGCACCACAGTTAGGGCAATACTTAAAATCTGATTCACGTTCATACGGAGGAAGTTTGTATTCCGCTATGCACTTGTCGCACTGAATTGAGTTGTTTTCGGGATCGTAAATCCATTTTGCTTGTCGTTCCTGCTTTCCTTTCATCCAGTCGTTCAGCTTTGCCATGCAAGAGGGACAAAGAACAATAGGTTCCATATCACTTTGCTTGTACCAGTCAGGAGGAACATAACTGTGGTCAATCACAGCCTTCTGTACTGCGTTTCCGCAGCCTTTCCATTGTTCGCTTGTTTCGGATGCTCCGATTGTCATGGTATTGTCGTACCATACAAACGTATTGCCACATCTATCGCATTTCATTGTCATGCTTGGCTTTCCTCCAATCTCTTTAGCAGCCCATCAACGTCATACCGCCAATGGACACGCAGCCTTTTTGCCTTGACCTCTATCCCCTCTTGCTCTGCCCACTGCCAAGGGATGCTCTTCCGGCTCTCGTTGTAACGGAACGCCAAAACTTTGCTGGCAGAGATTGCAAAGGTGCGGTTGACCGCCCTGTAATTGACTATCACATGGGCGGTCTGACCGCTGTACCCCATCGCATCCACCATGTCAGTGATATGCTTTTCCTTGCGGTATTTGCACTTTGCCTTGTCGTACTTGCCGAACACCTTTTCAAGAGGGATAGAGGGCGTTTCAATAGTTTTCAGCTCAAACAGGTGGTTCATCGGGTATCGGTAAACAAGGAAGTCGCAGATGTTGTCGATGGAAAAGGACAGGTTCTCGTTGCCGCCGTAGTAGGTTGCAGCACTGTCTTTCAGGCGGTAGCACCACGCATCGGATGGGACGGATGCTTTGAAGTCTGCTTCAAACTGCTTGCCGGTGTTCATGTGTGAAGTCCTTTGTTGATTCGGTCTAACATTTCAGGTAACTCAGGCATTGGCATCCAAAACGGGTACTCATCAGGAAGCGATTTGACCAGCTCCCAATATTGCTGTAAGATTCGCCACTTATTCATGCTTTCAGAGAAATACACAGAAAGCACAAACAATCCGTCTTGGTTCGCATCTTCCTTTGTCGGAGGGTTCTTTGCCGTTTCTCTCCATTCGTTCATCCTCGTTCACCTCTAAATTCACTTCCGAGAAACCGTTTCTTGCCTTTTTCCCGGTGTTTGTCCTCATAATCACGGTGGTACACGCTCTGGCTGTGGTTCAGCTCATACACGAACGCTTTGCGTTCCTCGAAGTCTTTTTTCTCTGTCTTGTACTTCTCGCAAGTGTCGTGGCAAGCTTGGCGGCGTGATGGGCAGTTGAGACAACAGGTAATCATTCTATCAACCCCATTGTTCGGACATTGCCTTTGCAATACCTGGAGCAGTCTTGCTTCTTACTTTTGCTCGCCCTTCTTGACCGTTTGTAACGCCACGAATACCCTCACACCATGCAATTGGCTTTCCTTTGCACTTCTCCCCTTGGCAAAAATATCTTGGCTTTGGTCTTGGCAAGTCGTTCTTTTTCTTGAGAAGAGGGAGATTTTTCAGCCAGAGGCAAGTGCGCTTTGTGTGATAGTTTTCCTCGTCAGCTTCGCTCTCTGCAAAAAAGTACGGGTGTATGATCTGGTCGGCTTTTCTGTACGCCGTGTTCATGATTCCTACCGGATTTTCCACCGCAATGTGTGGCACGTCCGCCAACATGAATTGCATAAAGAAAATTGCGGCTTCTACGCGCTTTGCCCATCGTGCTACAACTTTTTCAGCCGGCGTGACGCGCAAACTGTATGCTCTTGTCGCCGCGTTGGAAAGATAAGTGCAGGGCGGGTGTGCAATGAGCAAATCCCACTTTCCAACGTCATGCGTTACGCCGTCCATCGTCACGACTTGCCCCCCCTTAACAGCCTTGAGCGCATCCCCGAGGATGTGCCATTCGGGATGCCCACCGGACGGCTCTTGAATATCGCAAGAGTAGGCTTCGTGTCCTTTTGCTCGAAATGCTTTGCAAACTTCCTGTGATTCCTCACAAGCGACTAAAACTTTCATCTTTCCAAACGCCCGTTCAGCCGGATAGCACAGCTCTTATATAAGGTAGGCACCAATGCTTCACAGGTCAGAACGGCATGTCATCCGTGTTGCCCTCAATCACAGAAAAGTCATCATTCCCGCCTTGCGAGTAGCCTGAGCCAGACCCGACAGACAGCGTTTTCTTCGGTCTGACCTCATAATCGCCGGAACGAATCTTGTCAACGCTGGTGAAGCGGTCAACGACCAGCTTCGTCTTGATGTTGCCATCGTTGCCCATGTACTCTTCCTCACGGAGAACCACGCCGACCAGCTTGCCACGCAGGGCCTTTTCATCGTTGTTGAACTTGTAGCCGGGATTGGACTGCTCCACAGCAGTGATGAAGCCCTTGAAGAACGGTAGCGCCTTTTCCTTGTAGCTTTTGATGGTCTTGCCGCCCCATGCCCATTCGCCCGGATTCAGCTTGCCACGCTCGACAAGGGAAGCGGTCTGCTCACGCCAGTAACCCTTGAACTCGCCCTCTGCGACTTCCCACTCGATGTTCAGACGCTCCTTTGCGGGTTCGTCCGTTGCCTTGCAGATACCGGCAACATAGCCGCCAACAGGCAGGTCACGGCGTTCGGTGGCTTCCTGTACGTCATTCCAGTTGATGTTCTTCATCTGTTACTCTCCTTTGTTATCCGGCTGAACCGGGATGTTGTAATACTCGCGGATGGTCTTGTCTACGGCAGCGAGGTCGTTCTCGATCAGTGCGTCGTTGAACATCTCAAGAGGGGTTTTTACGGTGTCCATCCCATCATTGCGAGTGCTGAACAGGTATCGCCCATCTTGCACAACGGTTTTCAGAACGATGGTGAAATACCCTTCCACGCAGACCTTCTCGTCCAGAAGCTTGCCGATGGTCTTAAACTTCTCGCCGCCGTCTCCGTCACGCTCGCTGTGACCGAAAAAGTAGACCACCACATCGTCCGGCAGTTCCTTTGCCCGCATCAGCAGAGCGTTGAAGTTGGCTGCCATGTCGGTAAACTTCTGGTATCCAGCGACCTTTGCGTTCCGCATGAACTCGCCAGTCATAAGATAGGTGGCATCGTCAATGACGATGGACTTACGCTTGGTGCTGTGGATTGCTGCGTCAATCTTGCCGTAGTCGTTGGTGATATAGGTTTTCATGTTGCTACGGAACGGCAGCGGCTTTCCAAGCACGTTGATAACCGCAACCTGTTCAGGGTCAAAGTTCCGAAGCGAAGCGGACTTACCGCTGCCGGAGTGACCGTAGACCATTACTAATACTGCCATTTTTCTTTCCTTTCTTCGGCTTCATTAGGCATCATTGTTCTTACTTTGGCTTAATACGGCTATACAAAAATCAACCAGCCATCAGTTCTGCCAACTGTGCACGGAGGTCTTTCAACTCCGCTTCCCTGTCGTCAATTTCAGACTGCAAGTCCTTAATCTCAGCCAGCCGGTCAGCTTCTTTTGCTTCTGTTATCTGCTCGTTGGTCATAAAGTACACACCGTCCTCCGGCTCGGTCACGCCACCGAATCTGTCAAGGTTAATCATCTTTGGGTCTCCCTCTCTTACGTTCTTCTTTGATTTGCAACGCACTGTGCCACTGGTCTTTGTCGATTTCGATGGTAGACCACCGGTAGTTACATACAAGGCACTTCTTGCGTCGAGTGATGCTGTCATGGTCAGACCGGCTATCAACCGTTGTGATGTTGTCACTGCCGCACATCGGGCATTTCATCGTGCATCCCTCCACTCGTTTGTGTGGTGGGGAATGTGTTTTACTTTGCGATTTTCCCGTTCGATACGTTCATTTTCAGAGCTGACCCCAATGGCACACAAGACAAGTGCTGCGGCAAGGAAGCTACACGAAAGGAAAACATATCCAAACATTGCTACTGTGCTCTGACTTTTCTGGATTGCATCGCCACATCCTACCGAAAAGATTGCTAACGCGATTCCAATCGTGCAAAGGACATTAGCTTTCAGGCTTTTCACTCTTATTACCTCCAAAACTCAGTATCCACGCCGTAGCCATCGCCACAGACGCCGCGATGATTCCACGGGCAGCTGATGCACCTACCAGAATACCGATGTGATGCACAATCCAGAAGTTCAGCAGAAATACCGCCAAAACCACTGCCAGTGCCATGCCCCACATCAGGGCGACTTCAATCAGTGCTTTCACTTTATCTCCTTTCATTTTTGCCATTGCGAGTCATGACGATACCATGCGTTGCCGTTGCTTGTCGGTGAATCGCCTTGCCTTTGCTTTTCTGCTCCTAGCTACTCAATGCCTTAGCCTATCGTTTCTATTCTTTGCCATTGCGTCGCACGTCGCTGCTGTTCGACGCCTTTGTTTATCAAAGCTACACCTTGCATCCATAGCCTTTGCCGCGCCGCTCATGTCAGGCCCATGCAATTCCATTGCTCGTCTGAGCCTTGCTTCGCCATGCCTTTGCAAGTCTCGTCAAATCAGCGCATCGCCGTTGCCGCTCAAGTCGCTTCGTCTCCAAGCATTGCCTTAGCATTTCTGAGATAATCGTCACTATGCCGTTGCCGTTCCACGCCGAGTGCAACACGGCCCCACCCTGCCATAGCGATTAATTGAGGATTTCGTAGGTATAGCGGCCTTTGCCACTGTTCCTCCACTGGCCGATGCCACGCAGAACTCCGTAGTCCAGCCACTCACGCACGACCTTCTCGTGGGAATCGTCCAGAAGAACGATTTCGAACTCGCAGGTCGAACCAGCTGGAATCTGCTCGCTGTTGGCAAGGCTTACACGTTCACCCTGCGCCGTCTGTGCGCGGAGAGGGCGCTGACACTCGGTAATCTCGCCGTTCACATGAATGGGAATCATGCGGGGCTGAACGAAAATCAGACCATCAATGACCTTCTTGTAGGCTGTCAGCTTGCCGGATTCGTTGACCGCTTTCTTCTTGCCGGTTTCGGTCTTGCCGCCGATACGACCTAGCATACCGCAGGAATCCTTGAAGAACCCCTTAATCTGGTAGTCATACAGGATGGGTTCGCCGTTCTCGTTGCGAGGGAACACCGTCATGCCCTTGTCTGCTACTGCGTCAGCACCCAGAGCTGCAACCTCGTCCTCGATGGTATTTGCATCCGGGGACTTGCTGGCGATGAACTCGCGTGCAATGTTCTGATTGCTAGGCCAAGTGCCGAGAACGGCTTCGATGAATGTGATTCTTACTTTGATTTTTTTCATTTTTGCTCTCTCTTTCTTTCTCGATATGTTCCAGTCTTAAAGGTTCACGCTCTTTCCAGCGCTTCTGCCACAGACTGCTTTTGTTAAAGTTGCTTATTGCTTTCTTCATTGTTTGCCATCCTTCGCTTGCGTTGGATGTGCTCCAGCCGGTCTTTCTCCCGGCTGTGCCAGCGGATTTCCCGCTTGCCGTAGTACTTACCGTTCATCAGGGGCCTTCACCTTTCCCTGTGCAAGTAAAGTACTGTAATGGCCGTAGCTCATGCCGTATCGTTTTGCGGCATCGTTCATCTGTCGCACGGTATACTTTGGAGGCTCGTGCTTTTGAGGTCTCGCACGTTCTGGCTCCTGCACATCCCAAGTAATTTTGAACTCACCAGATGCTTTTAGCTCATTCAGCTCTTTTTGCTTTTTGGCTTTGTACTTTTTGGTCAAAGCCTTGTTTGCATCTGCTGCACATTCAGGGTGATACTTCTGAGACCAGACCTTCCGAACCATTGGCTTCTTGCACCAAGCGCATAAAGCCGGTTCCGGCTTAGCCTTGATTCCTTTCTTTATAAGAGCCTGCCGTTCTCTGCGAACAATGATTTTACATTCTTCACAGTATTTCTTGCACGGATTTACAAGGCCAAGAAAGACACCGCAGCGCTCACAGTATTTAATTTCCATCCACTTCACTTGCCTTTCTTAAGGCTCTTTCATTGTGTTCAGAAAAACACTGGTCAAGAAACTGGATAAACTTTGCGATTTTCTTTGCATCTTCCGGCGTACAACCATTTTCTACAAAACGTCTTGTCGCCTGTTCACGCTTGAAATCCGAGTAGGTCTTGGCCGCAGCGTCAATGGCAAACTTGGCTTCTTCTGGGTATTCAAGGTCTACCTTCAAGGTGATAATCTTCTCCATGTTCAGTCCTCCCATCCTCCGAAATCTTGCTGTTCTGCAACAGCCCTGATCTCGATTCTCGGCGTGATGCCAAGCTTCTTGAGTTGCTCATGGATGAGCTTTTCACCCTCGACCGTCCAGACCGTTGTATTTGGAATGTAAGTCTTGCCGTTAGAGCGCTGAATGGCCTTGCCCTTGCGGTTCTTGGTGTAGCCCTTACCCTGATAGGGTTTGTACAGCACCCACTGACCATCGCTGTCTTTGTACTGGACTCGCTGGCTGTAAAGCAGCTTGTTCAGCTTTTCAGCAGTCAAACCGTAGTCCTTTGCGATGCTGGTGGCTGTCCGGCAGTTGTCTGCAATACACACGGCCCTGGCAAACTCTGCATCCGGTGTCAGCTCTGCAATCCGTTTGTCCTTCTCTTCCAGCTCTTCGTGCGCTGCGATCAGCGCAGTTGCAAGGAGCTGTGAGCGGGTAAGCTGCGGTGCGTTGTAGCTTCCGGTCTTACGGATTTCAGGAAGCACATCGTTTGTGACCCATCTGCGGAACGGTGCCGCTTCTGGCTTGTCGCTGCGTAGGATGACGTGATACAAACCGCTTTCGTTGACAATCCATGTTTCCTGCATTCCACCGGGGGTCGTAATCAGGGTACGACCCTTTTCATCTTCATCCAGTCGGTCGGCGACCTTTTTAAGCTGGGTAGTATCCATGCGCAGAATTTCGCACACGTCTTTCAGAACAAACCATGCTTCGCCTTCCACATCAACTGTGCGAACCTTGTTGTTCTGATATTCAAAAACTTGAATGTTTGCCATTTTCACTTTCCTTTCTCTGCTCAATCAATTTGTTTACCGCATCTTCAACCTTTTCTTTGATACCAGTAGGTTCTCGTTTGCCGTTGAGGATGACGCTTAGGTATTCATGCGAGTACCCCATGCTCTCAGCAAGTTCTTTAATAGACAGCCCATGAACATGAAGTTTTCCAATAACATCCCCCGTCCACTCTGGACGCAAATTTTCTCTCCCCTTTCTTTGTACAAATACTTGAACAAAGACTAAAAGTGTGATAATATAATGTTGTCAACAAAGTTCAAACATTTAATCATTGCTCTTGTATTCGATTGGAATTGTGCTCAATTTCTTGAACCTGATAGCACTATTAAAGCACAATTCTTTGAACATTACAAGGGCTTATGCTCAATTTGTTGAACTTCGGCAATTTGCACAAGAACAGAAGGTTGAGTATATGTTTTTTGACAACTTCCTCGCATTATGCGATTCAAAGAATGTTGCACCGACAAAAGCCGTTATTGATGCTGGACTGCCGAAATCGTCTTGGTCTTACTGGAAAAAGAAGTATGAACAAGGCGAAGACCCAAAGCCGTCTTCCGATAACGCTTCAAGGTTAGCACAATACTTTGCTGTTACTGTGGACTACCTGCTCACTGGCGAACAAAAAGAAAATCCGTCCAAGCAGCCGCAAAGCGAAGTTGATGCAGCAGTGGAGCGGATTAGAAAAAAGCTTGAATCTATGCCGACAGCGCAACGCGAAGCGCTGATGAACCTGATCGAGAAGATGTGAGGCAAGCCCGTGTATTACTTGTTGTGCGGCTGTGCCTTTTGCTTTTGGTTTATGCAGGCATTGTTAAAAGGCAATGACCGTGTGCTATATGGCAATAGCAGAAAATATCGTTACCGTAGAAACCGAAAAAAGAAGTGGTTCTGACCCGGTAAAATAAAAAGAATCCCTTGTGCCGGGCTGGTATAGCTCTGCGCAAGGGATTCTCTGTTACTCTAGGTCTAGTGCTTGTTCCGCTGCTGGAATCTTTTCAGGATGTTCCCGCAGCCATGCAATAAATCGGTCAATTTTCGCTCTTTCTTGTTCGCTCATTGCAGCATATCCTCCCGACCAGTAAATACGAATGTTCATTTGATATGATTATACATCTTTTGGTTGTGTAGTCAATACAATTTGAACAACTTCGCAAAAATCAAACGTTTTCTGCGCATTCATTACTTTGTATCAGGGAAGCCAAAAATTGCAATGACAATGATTAAGAGCCACATTAAGTTTAAGTTACCCTTTGCTTTGTAACATTCCGTTGAGCATGGAACGAAAGGGGTTATTCGGTAAATCGTCCAGCACATCTGCTTTGACGAGAGCGTTTGTGCTGATGCTGTGCGAAACATTGTTTAGCTGCACAATGGCATCGTCCAAGTCTTTTACGGTTGCTCCACGCCGTTCCATTGACTGAAGGAAGGTTTTCACTTCTTCAAGAACAACAGGGTTTTCGGTTTTATAGAATCCGTTCGTAAAGTCCATCTTCTTCTCCTTTCACAGTTCCACAAGCTGTCCGTCAATGCGTTCGATGTTATCTGCCGGGTCGCGTCCATCGTCTAAGGCGGCTACGGCACGTTCCAGGATGCCTTTCGCTTCGAGGTAAGCATCTTTATCAGCTTCGTACCCAGAAAGGCTCAGGACAAGCTCCAGCGTCCGTCTGCGGGCGTATGGGACAATCAGAGCATCTACAGTTCGGTTCATTAGCTTTCCTCCCATGGTTCAGGTGTGTGTGGCTGCCCATCGGTAACGCTGGCGGGCATTCCGTCAATGATTGGCATACGTTCATGGTTCCAGATTACAGCTTCTTTCATTTTGTATTTCCTTTCTATTTGGAATTTTTTGACAATACAGTTATACCACATCTCGCTGTTTCAATGGAACAGCGACTTTTTTCAATTATTGTTTCACATTTTGAACAATATATCAGTTTAATTTCTTTGCTTTTGTGTCATTTTGTCGAAAGAGGGGTATTTATGGATGATTATAGGATACGAGTGGCAAAAGTGTTAGAGATGGCAAGAGCGGAATCTGGGCTTAGCCAACAGAAGCTTGCGGACAAAATGGGTATAGGCCGAACATCCATCTTTCGTTATGAGCAAGGGACAATGACCCCAGATGCTTCTACTATCATAAAATGGTTTGTGTGCTGCGGTGTTGCGGCCAAGCCGTACATAGACACCTGTTTGCATCCCGGATTATTGGAAAGCCTGGCTGGCGATGCCAGCACCAAGAGAAAGAGAGATGCGCTGATAGAGCATATCAAAGAAGCCCATCCGCAAGAAATTGACTTGCTGTGCTATCTGATCTATGGCAATCACGGCTCAGATTACCTTGCCGTTCTGTGCGAAATGGTAGCCAACCTTCATACGACTTTGCGTGATCGTGTGTCTGTCTGCCGCACTGTCACAGGTCATTATGAAATGGCACAGGCCACCAAAACCGACCCAGACCCAGACGGAACACAACCCAATATGCAGATTTTGTATCAGGCACAGGACTGTGGGGAAGCTGCGGCGATGAAGCGAAACGATTCTTATACCATCAACGAAGAAAACATTTTGCGCTGATTGTCGAATTATCGCAGTTTTTGAAGAACATTTTGTCCACGTTCATCCACTTTTTGTGCACCTATCGGGCAAATTTGCCTTGTCATTCCGTCCCCCATAGTCTGTAAATCGACAGCATTTTCGCGGAATAAATAACGAGTTGTCGTTAATTTATTGTCTGTGATTGGTCGGCTTGTCAATCTGTCCCCCATAACACCGGCTTAAAAGTTTTTCATCCACTTTTTGTACACGTTAGATAAGACTAATCATTACCGGGAATACTTTATTCAGCAAATGAAAGGTTGAGTTATCCACAAGCTGGAATAGAAAAACAAAGAAATTGTTGAAAATTATCGTCATCTCTTATTTAACGATGATATTTAACCTCTTGTTTATTTCTTGTTTAATATATAATAGGTAGATGGGGGACGAAATGACAAAGCATGGGGGACGTTTTGACAAGTCACGGGGGACAAAATGACGAGGACATGGGGGACAAAAAGACAAGTCGTGGGGGACGAAAACGGTTGACGCGTCCCCCTACTTGTGATATACTGTTTTTAGACCATTAAAGGAAGTGAGCAGATGCCAAAAATATCAGACAACAACCTTGTCGAGAAAAGCAAATCCCTTGTTTGGGCGAAGTTCAGGGACTACACCGCAGGAGAACTTCGGCTGTTGGAGGTTTACCTGTCAAGAATAAATCCGAGAGACCCAAATAGCAGCCGTGTGGAGTTCACTTTGGCGGAATATAGAGAGCTTCTTGGACTGAAAAGCCTTGATGCAAGAAGGATTGAGCCGCAGATTAAGCACTTTTTAGGCAATACGGTTTCGATTCCTATCGACAAGGAGAAAGGAACATTTGAAAGTTTTGTCCTATTCACGAGGGCAAAACTGGATTATGTACCAGAAACAAGGTCTTACGTCGTGGCAATTACCTGCAACCCAGACCTTCGCCCTATCTTTTTCGACATTGCCGAAAGCGGATATGTTCGGTATCGGCTGCGTTACACGTCACGAATGAAGTCACAGTACAGCATCTTGCTTTACTCGATTCTTCGGGACTGGTTGAATATGGACAATAAGCCGCATGAAATCAGCCTGAAGAAGCTGAGAGAACAGCTCGGTGCGATGGAAGCCAGTTATGACGTTTACAAGAACCTTCGCAAGCGAGTGCTTGACGTTGCGGTGGACGAAATCAATGCCGTGTCTGACATTGTTGTGACCTACGAACCAGTCCTTATGGCACGAAAGGCTGTGGCAGTCAAGTTTAAGCCAAAAATTAAAGCGTCTGAGAAGCTGATTGAAGCACAGGCAAGTGAAGTGTTGACAGAGCCTCAAAAAGCCGCCAAAAAGCCCCGCAGAAGCGGATACGAGGATTTTGACTGGTCTGTGTGTGACGAACTAGAAAAGCAGGACTGCATTGACGTAGCGAAGGTAGTTGAGAAATGGATGAAGAAAGAGCATCCAGAAATCAAGCTGCCGAGACGCAGAGAAGCGGTTTACGACACGGTGAAGGCAGCGTATAAGGACATCTTGTCTTTAAGCAGAACGCCATTCCCCGACAGACCTGTTGGCTATTTGATTAGAAGCGTAGACAAAGCAGGTGTCGTAGACAAGTATATGCCAGCGTTCTATTTCATTGAAGCGCTTAACAGCAAATAAAGAAAGAGTGATAAAATGGCAAAAATTATAGCTGTCGCCAACCAGAAGGGCGGCACAGGCAAAACCACCACAAGCACCTGTCTGGCTGGTGCGTTACAGTTGCTTGGTAAGAAGGTGTTACTGGTGGACTGCGATGCCCAGTGCAACGCAACTGACACCTACGGCGCACAGACAGAGGACGTGTGTACCCTGTTTGATGTAATGACCCGGCAAGGTACAGTAGAAGAAGGAATCCAGCACTGTGAAGCTGGTGACATTCTGCCGTCAGACAATGCATTGAAGGACATTGACGAGCAGCTTGTCCGAGACATTGGTAAGAACTTCCGGCTGCGTGAAGCGCTGGAATCCGTGTCAGAACAGTACGATTACATTGTTCTCGATACGCCCCCACAGCTCGGTCTTGCGCTTGTAAACGCTCTGATCGCCGCCAACAGCATCATTGTGCCCATTACAGCAGACCGCTATGCGCTTGCCGGATTGAGCCAGCTTTCGCAGACTATCGGCGATGTTCGCAGATACTTCAACCCGACTTTGAAAATTGAAGGTCTGCTTCTGAACCAGTACAAGAGCCGTGAGAACCTGTCCAAAGAGGTTGTAGAGCAACTTCCTGTGATTGCAGAAAGCATGGGAACAAGGCTTTTGGACGTGAAGATTAGACCGTCTATGGGCGTTCGTAAGGCGCAGGCAGAGCGGCACAGCCTGTTTAGCGGCGACACGGCAAAAAGTACCAGCGCAGAGGATTTCAAGGCGTTAGTGCAGCATATTGTTGGAGGTGAAGGTTGATGAAGTCAACCAGCAAAAAAGCATCCGGTTTGTTGGGCGGGTTTGATTTTCAGCCTATTTTTTCGGAACAGGCATTAAGCCGAAGTGAGCCAAAGGAAGAAGAAGTAAGCCAAGTAAAGCCGAACGAAGTCGAACAAGCACAGATTGAGCCCAATGAAGCCACAGACAGCCATGCACAGCCTAATGAAGTGCAATTAAGCTGTATTAAGCCGAAGCAAGCCAAAGACAGCAAAACACAGCCAAACAATGCCGTAGTAAGCGAAAGTAAGCCAAAGAAACTGAAACAGGCGAAGGAAGTTCAACGTCTTATCGAACAAGGCGATGTATCCGGCGCACTAGCCGAAGCTGGCTTGACAAAGAAAAAAATCCCGATGCCGGAATCGCATCAGGGCGTTGCAAGCGGCGATGGCAAGCGTTCCAAGCGCATTACCATCCTTATGAGCGAAGAAGAGCGCAAGTACATCAACCGTGAAGCACGGCGGCACGGAATGACGATTGGACAGTTTGTGTATGCTCTGGCAGTTGCAGCGGCAGAGGGAAAGATTGAGTTGGAGGATTTCTTGGAGGATTGAGGTAGGTCGTGAAACACGATATACCTGCAAACTGCATCTTCCGGCATTAGGTATTGACTTTTGTACGGACATATAGTACAATGTTTGTACGGACAAAAAGTGAGGTGTTGGTATGTGTCCGCGTTTGGGTCGCCCTACTGATAGCAAAAAGACTGAACGGTTTGAAGTTCGATTGACCCCAGAGGAAATGAAAGAAGTGCAGGAATGCGCTGAAAAAATGGGGATAACGAAAACGGAAGTTGTTAAACGTGGGATTCAGCTTGTTGCTGAAAAGGCGAGTGAAGAATAAAAAAATAAGGCATTGACCGCTCCCTGCAAAAGAATAGTCAACGCCTTATTCAACACCAGAGATTGCTCTCGGATAAATCCATTATATCATCCGAAGCGACCTCTTACAAGCCGTTTTCGGGTAAAACCATGAACATTCCAGCAACGAAAGAAGAAATTCTTGAAAACTTCAAGAAAAACAGCAATGGCCGTCCGCTCAATAAGGATGATTACGAGATTGCGGAAGCGTTATCTCGAATCACTTACAAGGCGTATGAAGCCGGAATGGAAGATGCTAAACAGTTGAATATGGAGGATATGATGGATAACAGAAACGCGCTTCAAATCTTTAAGAACGAAGAGTTTGGCTCAATCAGAACGTTTGTGAAAAACGGAGAGTACTGGTTTGTCGGCAGGGATGTATGTAATGCGTTTCAGGACAAGAACCCCAATAGAAGCATTGGACGGATTGATGATTGTGATAAGCGTTCCTTGAAAATAAAAGATTCTCTTGGACGTGAGCAAACTGTAACCGTTATAAACGAATCCGGGCTATACGCTCTTCTCTTTGCAATGCAACCGCAACGAGCAAACAAAGATGGGGTGTCAAATGCGTACCCCATCGAGGTTCAAGAAAGAATTGAGAAGCTTCGCCGTTTTAAGAGATGGGTAACGCACGATGTTCTTCCTACGCTTCGCAAGACTGGTTCTTACAGTATGAACCCGCAGGAGAACAAGCCCGACACGCAGGACGATGCAATCTTGCAAGTGCTGATGAAGAACACGGAAGTCCTGCAAGCCATCGTTCAGCAGAACCAGCAGATTATGATTGCGCTTACCAACCTGTCTGTCAACGATGCAAAGCGCACGATGGAGATTCAACCTTACACTTCCCATCAGGGGCAGAAGGGTGACGGCAAGCGTAGCAAGCGAATCACAATCCTTATGAGCGACAGCGAGCGGACGTTTGTTACTAGAGAAGCACGAAAGCACGGATTCACGGCAGGGGAGTACATCTACAACTTGTCTGTTGCGGCATCGAAAGACCAGATTGACTTAGGATGAATTGGCGGCTGAATTTTCAGCCATCAATTATCAAAGCCAAAAATTCGGCTCTGTTCATAACTGAATTTTCAGCGCTGATAGTAAATAAAGAGGGGGTCTGTCCAATTTTGGACAAATCCCCTCTTTTGTTTTACTTATCAGCAATGCAATCCCAGTAGAGATATGCCTTGCCGTCTGCGGCATCTGCGTCCTCAAGGAACGCCTTTGCCATGTCAGCGTAGAAGCCCGGAGTGTCAACGGACTGACGCTTTGCGACTTGACAATAATCCGAGTACATCATGTTCATGACAGCCCAGAAATCGTTCGGGTCACAGGTGATATTGCGCTGTTTCGCAACGTCCTGTGTCTGTTCCAGCGTCCAGTGACAGCCCTTTGTGCCGTCAGCATTCACCATGCTGTCGCACCATTCCTCTGCTTCATCGTGGGTAAGGTGCTTGCGTGGCATCTTGATGGAGCGGCTGTCCGCACCGCCATGCTCATACTGCCCAGACCGCTTGTCCCAGTCTCCGTTTTGCGAGAAGCCAATCTGCGGCATCTTGCGCTCGTACTCTACGTCAGGGTAGCGGGGGATAGGGTAGGGGTCAATGTAGCGGTTTTCCTCCTGCGGATAGTAAGGATAGCGGTCGCTGCCATCTTCCAGCTTACGCAGACGGCGTTCCAGCTCACGTTCCCTGCGGTCACGCTCTTCCTCAAGGCGGTCACGTTCCGGCTCACGGTCTTTGTCGTGGTCGCGGAGCATCATCATGCGGCGAAAATTATTCTTGCCCATAATCTATACCTCCTCAAGAAATGGACGCAGGCGCACCGGCGTGGGAGCGGCAGAAGCAGCCAAGATACTTAAACGTGCCGGTGCCGGTTGCAGACGTTGCCACACGGGTAGCGTAGCGGGTGCGGGTGTGGATGCTCTCGGCGGTTGCCTGAGCGCAGTTGCAATCGGTCAGAGGGTACGCGGTCGTGCCTGCACCTATGGTAATGACCACAGGGGCGTTGATGGTAGTCGTGTCCGGCAAGCTCTGAGCAACCACGATACAATACTTCTCTCCGTTCTGGTATGCGCCAGCAGGGATATTGATGGTCAGCGTGTCGTTGGCAAACGTGACCGCCTGACTGATGACCAAGTGCGGGCAGAGTTTGCAGCTTGTTTTGCAAGCCATAATGTTTTCCTCCTAAAAAATCAGGGGCAGAGGTGTCTTACCCCTGCCCCGATGGTTCACCCGGTGTTATCGGGGAGTGTGTAGGTTAGCAGCAGCCGCAGCAGTTCACGCCCACGTTGGGGTTTGCCACCTGATAAGCGGGAATCGGACGAGGATTGACCCGGTTCAGGATGGTATCGGTCTGCTGGGACATCACAGTGGTCAGAAGCGCATTCTGACGATCCTGAGAAGCAGCGAACTTCAGGTTCTGGTTCTCAGCGGTCAGAGTGGCAATCTTATCCTGCGTGAAGTAGTCCATCATGCTACGGAAATTGGCGTTGCAGTTGTCCACGATGGCACGGGCGTTGTCTGCGATAGCCTGACGGGTAGCGCAGTCCTGCTGTGCAATGGTGTACTTCAGGTCGCCGATGAGCTGCTTGTTCTCGCAGCAGCAAGATGCAAGCTGCGTGGAAAGTGCGGTCTGACCCGCCTGCCGTGCGTTGCCCTCCTGCATGATGGCGAGGCTGATGGCGTTGTCGCCGTTGGACACGCTGCGTTCCAGACCGTTCACGAGCTGTGCGTTCTGGTAGCCGAGCTGACAGATGGCGCTGTTCACGCCCGCAAAGCCGTTTGCGATGTTGGCGTTGACTCCGTTTATCTGCGCCAGCTGGTCATAGCCCAGAGAGCAGATACCGCTCTGAATGCCAGCCAGAGAACGGGAAGTGTCCTGCTGGTAGAAGCCTTCAGACAGAGCCGCACGAGTATCTGCGCCACCCTGACCAGTTGCGCCAGTGCCGACCAGATAGGGGATGTAGCTGTTCATGCCGTTGTCACCACCGTTTCGACCGTAGCCGTTTGTACCCCAGCCGAAGATGATGGCGAGGATGATAACCGCCCACAGACCTTCGTTGCCGAAAAATCCGCCGTTGTTATTGCCACCGTCCTGCCCAGCCAGATAACCAGTTGCAAAATCGTCCATAACAAAACTCCTTTCAGTTTTGCGTTATGCCATCCCACCGCCGTGTGCGGTGGGCGAAGCCAAACAAAAGCGGTTTTTATCAAGTCCGCAAAACTGAGAAGCGTTTCGCTTAGAGGGATGCTTTACCGGGGCAGCGTCAGGTTCAGAGCGCTTGCCAGCTGATTCAGGTCGATGCCACGCTCTTTGGCGAGGTTCTGCGCCATCGTTCGGAGCTGCGTTTCGTTTTTGCCCTGAATCAGGTTCAAGCCTTGCATGATGGGTGCGTTCTGCCCGCTCAACTGCTGGATAAGCCCCATCGGGTTCTGTCCGGCACGGGCAAGGTTCGCAAGCTGCATGATGGGGCTGTGCGTAATCACATCAAACGGAGAGGACATTGTTATTCTCCTTTCTTTGCAGCGGCAGTGGGCTTGGAAAAGCTCTTTTGCCACTTTTCCAGTTCATCCAGCCTGTGGACGAGGGCGTTATACTCTTCAATGGGCACATACTGCTGTGTCGGTGCAGCGGTCTGCTGCGCCTGTTGCGCCTGTATCTGCCGCCACGCTTCCGGGCTGTAAAACTCCTGTACATAGGATTCGCAGGTGTCCGGGTTGAGCCGCTTGCAGTAGATCACACCGCTGCGCAGGTCAGGGCAATAGGTCGGTCTGCCGTACAGGTCAGACGGTATCGCCAAAAACTCCTCCCTGCTGGAAACAGGTCTGCCCAGTAGCCAACCACCGTCTTGTGCCGACTGCTGAACGGGCTGTTGCCCATTCATCGGCTGCGGACGCTGCGGTTGTGCCTGTTGCATCTGTGCGTTTGGCAGGGAAGTGGCAAGTCCTACCGTGCCCATACCGCCGTAAGGATTGACAGGCTGCTGCGGAACGTAAGGTGCTCCGGGTGTCGGATAATAGCTCATAATACATCCCTCCTTGTGCTCTTAGTGTACCGCATCAGCAAAAAGCGAAAGACAACGAAGGTATAACGAAGGACAAAAAAAGAAAAGCGCCCACGCGGAAAAATCCGCATGAGCGCTTAACTGTAAAGATGCACACATTGAAGTGCAATGCTAAAATATCACATCATCCAATATATGGCAATGCTTTTGACAAAACTAGTGCGAATAAAACAAAATCCACCAGCCTAAAGCTGATGGATTATAAGTGAGCGAGTAATCGCCCCGCCACCGAAGTGGCAAAATTGCGTCTCCCGCATGGTACGCACTATAAGTAGGCGAGCGGGAGACTGGTCGGCGCCTATCTGGCAACCGCTTTTTTCATTCCCAGATAAAGCACGGGGCTAGCTGGCAAATATCCACCCTAATGCGCTTCTTCGAGAGGCCGGGTGGATTTGTTAAGTATATTATACCACAATTCGTGCAAAAAGAAAAGCGGCAAGCTCTGGAATAGCCTGCCGCTTTGTTGCGTTTGTAGAATCAGCCTTAAACATGCGTCCTACATACACTCAGCTCGTAAAAATATTATATCACACATTTAACATTTTTTCAATGCCTTTCAGCCGGTAGCCTACCGCCGTCCGGCTGTAATGTGTCTGTGCTGCAATGTCCGGCAGCGGGAGCCGCTCAACGTACCGCAGTAAGGCTATCTTACGGTCTACCCTCCCAAGCGGTGCGTTTTTGATGGCGGCGGTCATTTGCTGTCGGTCAAGTCCTTGCAGCGCAGCGGGCAGCACTACACGAGCCGCTGCCACAGGCAGCACCGAGCCAGAAAGGCTGCGGCAGCTGTCCGGCATTGCGCACCATATTGCCAAGCGCGGCAAAACGGTGACAAAATGTCACCAGTTTGTTGACATTGCCGAGATGGTATGTTTTCGTGAGGCCACGAAAACGTGCGCAGACCATTTTCGTGATGTCACGAAATTGTTCTTGTGCGGCGAACATCCCGGTGACGTCACCGAGATGGTGGTATGTAGTGCTTGCCATAATAACCTCCTTACTGTTTTTCCAGCGCCGCCCTTGCGCGGTCAAAGAAAAACTGGATCACGGCACCGATGGTCTCATCGGTGATGGCCCAGCTGATGAACCTGCCGTATTTGCTGGCGCCGAGTGCCATGCGGAGCATCTTGACGACCCACGCCTTGCGCTCTGCGCCTCTCTTTGTGCCTTGGATCTCCTGCTCTGCCCGCTCGATGAGGTCCAGCACCAGCGGCTTCACCGCGGCACCGTAGCCCAGCCGGATGCAGCCAAGGGCGTAAAAGACAAAGCCGCCCAGCATCAGCACTGCCGCCACCGGGGCAGGGATAAGGTCAAAAAGTTTAGTTGCCAGTGCTACCATGATTGGTCACTCCTTTTAACAGATAGTTGTCGATGTCGGTGCGGCTCTTCTGCATTCCCTCGCGATTGTTGCCGGAGAGTTGGGCGTCCAGAAGATTGCGCACCCCGTCGAGGGTCAGACGACTCACTTCGTCGATTTCGTCAAAGCGGCGCTGGTCACGGGTGAGGGCCTGCGTGTGCTGAAGCTGGCCCTGCTCCAAGGTGCCGATGCGCTTGTCCATCTCATCCAGCCGCTTGTTCTGCACGTTGTCCGGCTCCTGCGCCTTTTTGATGTACTTGTGGATGATTTCCAGCACCTTGTCGATGGTGATGGCCGCAGCACACAGGCTGCCCAGGATGCCCAGCACCCACAGCAAAGCTTCTTTTTCGGTCATTTGCCCTCCCGGAGACGGGTCAGACCCTTCTTTCTGATGATACGGGGGTAGTTGAGGGTGGTCACATTGAGGTCAACATTGCCGGAGATGCCCGGCACACGGCCCTCACTGCTGTGCTGGTGAGCGTTGTAGTGGTAGCCGACAGCAGGGGTGTGCCCGGTGGTGTCAGACAGCCAGACGTCCCAGCGGTTTGCCAGACGGCCCATGTCCAGCTCCATGTTAGAGTAGTGGGTATAGGTGTAGAGCTGGGCGTAAAAGCCCATTTTCTCCACCTGTTCCAGAGCGTAGGCGGTGAGGTTGGTGAGGTCAAGCGTGGACAACTGCTTGAGCTTGTTTTCCTCCACGTCCACGCAAACAGGGAGAGAAAACTCCTTGCCGTACACCGCCTGACGCAGCAGGGCCAGTTCTGCATCGGCCATCGCCTCGCTGGTGGCGTAGGTGTAGTAGTAGACACCCACGTCCAGCCCGGCAGCCCGGGCGTTGCGGTAGTTGGTCTCAAAGGTCGGGTCGATATACAGGCCGTCCGACCGCTTGGAGAGCTTGTAGTTGGTGGAGACGGTCTTGAGCATCGCCCCCTTGTAGCCCGCCGCTGCCACCTGCGCCCAGTCGATAAGGCCCTGATACCGGCTCACGTCGATGTACCGGTAGGGCGGGCCACCCTCCCAGCCGGTGACGGCCTCTGCCTCGGGGGCTTGGGGTGCAGGCTCAGGTTCTCCGGTGTCCCGCTCGTCCCCCGGGCCAAAGATGGCCCGTACCAGCTTTTCCAGCAGCTCCAGCAGCTTACCCATCGTAGTCCTCCCCCGTGATCTCCTTGTATTGCTCAGGGTTGATCTCGCCCTCGGCAACCCTCTTGCCAAGCTCCCGCTTGACCCCGGCGCGGCGGCTTGCGGGCATTTCTGCCCATTCCTTGGTACCGGCAATCAACCTGTTTGCCCAGATTTTGTCCATACTATACCTCCTTACTTGTTGTTAATAGCGGCGTCCAGCTCGCACAGCGAGTCCTCGATAGTCGCCAGCCGCTCCTGTGATTCCATATCCTGCTCACACAGGGCGTCTTCCATCTCCGCAGCGGTCTTCGCCGCCTGTTCTGCCAGAAGGCCGGTCTTGTCGGTCATCCGGTAGTGGCGGTCGATTTCGTACCAGTCATAGCAGCGCCCCTCCGCGTCCTCCGCGCTGCGCAGTTTGCGGACAACGCGGAAGCTGTCGGTGATGGTCTGGTCGGGATACTCCCGCTCAAGCTGGTGATAGCCGGTCAGGCTGGTGTGAGTGTCGCCGATGGTCTTGAGGACTTCTGCGCCGCCCTTTGTGCCAAAAACATAGTCCACGTCAGGTTCTCCTTTCTCCGATGCTCTCGGACGACGTGCTTCAGGTCGCGGACGACCCGCTCTCCCCGAAACAGCCATTGATAGAGATGATAATTGTTGCAGTGCCGCAGCTGTCCCAGCCGGGAAAGCAGGCTTGCAGCCGACTTGGGGTGGATGGGTCTGCCCTGCCGGATGCGGCGGCGATACCTTGCCATGGCCCGCTTCATGCGGAGCAGATTATGCTTGCGCGGGATGGTGTACCCTCTGCCGTACCGGTAGCCTACAGCGTCCGGCAGACGGCCTTTCGCCCGCGCAAAGCCCTGCCGGGGCGGGAGCAGCAGCTCTTTGCGCTGCGGTTTTGCCACCGGGAACACCTGCCAGTCGCCCTTGAGCTTCAGATCGTGGGCGCTCAGCCAGCCCTCCACAAGGATGCGGAGCTTCCGCAGCTTGCGTTTGTTGGGGCCGAATGCGGTCATGTTGTCCATGTACCGGGCGTAGTGCTTGCAATAGCCGCTCTCCCGGATGAGCCGGTCAAGGGGCTGCAGCACGGCGTTGGCAAGCCACTGAGACGTGTAGGTGCCAAGCTGGATGCCGTTGCGGATGATGCGCTCGATGAGGTCAAGGGCGCGGCGGTCTTTGTAGAGCTGGCGCATTCTCGCCATCACCACTTCCGGGGTCAGGCTCTCGTAGAAATGCCGAATGTCACCGCAGAACTCGTACTTCGTGCCTTTGCGGTCGTACTTCATCCAGCGCTCGATCGCTTTCTTCTCCCGCTCCGTTCCCCGGCCCCGGATGCTTCCGCAGCAGTAAAAATCCATGCCCTGCATCATCTTCGGCTGCAGCGCCTGAATGAGGGCGTGATGCACATACTGGTCCGGCCACTGCGCCGGTTCACTGATAGTTCGCCACTTCCGGGCGCTGGTATCCCAGCGCTGGGAGACATGGGGCGGTTTCGGCTCAAAGCCCTTGATGAGCATACGGCGCAGGTCTTTCACCCGCTCCGCCTTGGTCTCCTCCACCCACGCCGTACAGGTGTTGGGGCGGTGGCCCTTACACCAATGGTGGGTGCGGTTGACTTCATCAATGGCAAGCAACAGATTATCATCTGAGATTAACGTATCAAAGAGCTTTCCAGCTCTCTTCATTGGGATACCCTCCTTTTAGCTGTACGGACGTTCCAGCGCCCCTTGCGGGGTGTACTAGCCCGCTCCCAAAATGCCTATCTTCACCGTGAGGTGTGCGGCTGCCTGTGCCGTAAAATGTGAGGTTGGATAAAATCAAAAAGGAAACGACAGCCGAGGCCCCCGCAGCACCCCGACGCGGCGCCGCCGCAGACGAAGAACACCCCACCGCCGGCGCCCCGGCCACAGCCACCGCCAACGCAAAGACAAGGGCACGAGGAGCCGAAGCCCCAGCCCCCGCACAAACCCGAGCGACATAAACCCCGGCAATGCACAGACAGTCCCAAAAAGTTCAGCGCCTTACGGCGCAATCATCTGAGTGGGCTGCGGCCCCCTCAGACTCCCCCGTTGGGGAGTTCCTGGAGGCGGCAGCCGACGTCCCCGTAATAGCTCGACGCGGCGCCGCAGCCGACGTAGAACATACCATAGTAGGCGCTCTGGTAATGCTTACCGCCAACGTAGAGACAAGGGTCCGAGGAGCCGAAGTTCCAGTAATCGCACGAGTAAGTTTCGGAGCCGCCGTTTGCAGCCGTAGGGATAAAGAGTGGGAACCCGCCGGTCGTCTTGACCGTAAAAGCGGACGGATAGCCATCGGGAGGGACGCCCACCGCCGTGCCGCCGCTGCTGTCGCTGAATTTCGCGGGGTTGAGGATAATGTTGAGGCCGCTCGAGTTGTAGTAGCAGCCATCGCACCAGTCAAAGGAATTATCCCATAGGCCCTCGATGTTGCGGTACTGGGTGCCGAGGCCGTAGGTGGTGCGGCTGCTCTTGGTCGTGCCGGTATGGTAGGGCATCGAGTCGGTATAGCCCACAGAAAGTGTGGTAGAGACACTTCCGCAGCCGTAACCTATTTTTGCCTGAGAGTTCCAGTCTGCGAACTCTACGAGGTATAGCAGCCAGATGGTAAACATCATCGCAAAATCATACTGCCAGATTGTTGCGCCAAGGGCATGGATGCCAGAGCGGCACCCTGAACGGCTAATATTTCCACGAGTATCGTGCCCAGTTACACTCTTATAGTCACCAGTGCTGTGGTAGCGGCCAACGTATACCACATCCCGCTCGCCGTGGCCGTCGCCTCTGTCCATGTGAGCGGGGCTGACGCTGTAGCCCTCCACCGCGTGGTCGGCGATTTGGATGCTCATGCCCCTGCCGTTTTGGGTCAGCTTGTACCAAAATTTCGGGATGCTGACCATCGTGCCGCCGGTGCGCTCGCTCTTTACCATGCCCGCCCAGGGCTGTAAGTTGTCAAAGGGACTGCCATAGCTGCTTGCGCCCGCGACGTATGGCACAGGGTCGGTAAACTCTGCCGCCTCGTCGGTGCGGCTCCACTTGGTGGTGCTGGTGCCGTCCCAGCTTGCGCCGTAGATGTGGACATAGGCAAGCTCGAGGGGGTAGTCCTTGTACTCGGCGACCTCTACGGTGGCGGTGGTGGTCTCGTCGCCCAGCGTGGCCGTTACCGTCCACGTGCCAGCGATGGGCAGATACAGCTTGATGCTGCCGCTCTCCGGCACCGTGCCGGATACGGTCTTGTCCCCGCACTGGGCGGTGACGGCGCTGCCCGCCTTGACCGTCACAGTCAGGGTGTAGTAGGTCAGGGTCAGGGTCTTGGTGCGGCAATACTCCGCCTGCACCGTCTCTGTGGCCGCGCCGGTGCCGAGCGTGGCGGTTACGGTCCACTCTCCGTCGTGGGGCAGAGCCGTAGAAAAGCTGCCGTCGGCCGCCACGCCGCTCACGTCTTTCTCTCCGTCCGAGAAGACGATGGAGCTGCCCGCTTCGGTCTGCACCACCACCCGGGGCAGCACGATGCCGCCCACCGCCGCAGCATCCGCCGCCGCGCCGGAGATGGTGAGGGTCTTGTCGGTCTCGATTTTGATGGCGTTGATGCGGTCTCCCACGGCTTTGGCGTCTGCGGGAGCGCCCTTGACGGTTAGGGTGGGGTCGGTGCTTACGATGGCCGCTGCATTGTCCGCATACCGCTTCGCCGCAGCTTCACTCTTCGCCGCAGCGTCTTTACTTTCTTCCGAAGAGTTTGCGGCAGATTCGGCGGCGTCTTTTGCAGTTGATGCAACGACTGCAGCAGCTTCTGCCTTTTCTCTTGCAATGTCAGCCCCTGCAACATCACTCAGAGTGTTGAGGGTGTCGGCGTTCATTGGAGTACCATCGACAACAGGTTCATCATTACGAATCAAAGTGATGATTTCTGATGTGCCATCAGATTTCATCATAGTCCAACGCCCAGGATATTTTGCCTTTCGGTCAACAAAGTGCATAATAGGGTTCACCTCCGCATATTGTATCTGAACAATAAAGTAAATGGTCCTTTGCTATCGCTTCAATGTCAGACAAAACTTTTTCTATTTGATTGATAACCGCAAAATGATAGCTCAACGCCTCGGGAGTTTCCGGGGTAGAACTTCTGCCGCTGCATTTGGAACGAATGGCTTTCACATTATCAATCCACCGAGTGGCATCCGCAATGGTCAGGTAATCATTGATTGTCCAACCAGCTTCCACAGGAACAGTTAAACCGACCGTCCCTGAAAAAATAAGCTTGCTGTCGTCGCCGTAATAAGCGCTTCCATTTGTAATGTTGACGTAGTCGTTTGCGACAACCCATGATGGCTCGACAGAGGGCGGGTAGAAGTTGTTGGAGGCGGCGAAATAGAGCTGGTATTCGACTCCCTTTTCCAGCGCGAAATCGCCCATGTCCAGCGCCACGTCGTTGTAGCCGCGGATAATGTCGATGAACTTGTCCACTAGGGCGGTCGTGGAGCCGTACTTGCGCAGGACGGTGCGCATCGTGCCCGGCACATAGCCCTTGACACGGAATTCCAGCGAGCGGAGCCGCAGGTCCGCTTTCTTGGCCGTCAGCGGCATGAAAAACTCGAATTTAGCGGGATAAGCGTCCCATGCAGGAATGTCGCCGCTTTCATTTTTCGCAGTAACAACTTGAATGTTTTGCTGTACAATCCTTGCAGAATAAGGTGCGCCAACGATTTCAGCAAGTTCTTTTATGCCGTTCTCAATACGGTTGTAATCGGTATAACTGAGTGCGCCTTTCATGCCAGCAGCCCATTCTTGCTGTTCTTCCTCCGTCCATGTGCCGCTTCTTGCCTTTGTGGTCAGTTCTTTTACCCGGTCAACATCAGCTTGCGTTCGGTCTGTAATCCACGTTGCCATATTTCACCTCTTAAAAAATCAGTTTGCCGTCAGCGTCAATAGCGAGAGACTTTGGGACGGTAAATGCAGGGTGGACAACATTGTCATACTTACGGGGGGAATCGTCATTCGTAGCGTAAGAAATCGTCTCTGCGTTGGTATTCACTTGTAACGTAGAATCATACACGGCGTATGCATTTACAAGTTTGCTGACCAACAGAGGTCGCCAGTACTTGTTGGCGCTTGAACTTGTGCCAGCAATATCACGAAGCATCTGAAGCGAGTACAGGTAAGGAGTTCTCGTCCAAATGGAACGTCCTCTGCTGGAGCCCTCCATGTCAGAGGCAAGCATCGTTTTCAGGATTCCAGATGCATTTTGCAAGGGAGTACCCTCGTTGTGCTTATAGCTCGGGCTACTAGTTGTCCAATTCGGAGCATCAGAGCCTTCCGTGTCGTATCCAAACTCGTGGTAAGAAAGCAGGAAAATGCTTTTTGCCATCGTAGTCACTTTGCTGCTACCAGAATTGCAATAAGAGTCAGAAAAACCGGGAGTATAATAGATGGTCGTCTTATCAATAGCTTGCTTCTGGGCGGAGCTGAACGAGTTGAAGTACTCTCCGTTGAGCCAGCTGTTTACGCTGCTGCTGGCGTAAGTAGACCATGTAGAGCTCCAAGCCATGATGGCTGCATAGTGTTTTCGAACCAGAAGAGTTCGCCCGGCTCCATTCAGCTCGCTTTCGTAGTCATGCTTTGCAACGATGAACTCGGCCACGTTACCGCCTTCATCCATAAGGACGGTGCCGCCCTCTGCAACATCAAACAGATTGTACGCTGCCGTAGCAAAGGAGCATTCCGCGGAGACGCCACCTGCCGAGGCTGTGACAACAGCCTTACCCGGGGAGTTCCACTTGACTTGACAGGTGGATTTTCCTTCTGCGTTTGTCAGAACGTGGATAGAGACGATTCCCTCAGGAGAAGCCGACCAGTTGATTTTCGGAGAATCAATAGAAGCAGGGGAGAGGGTGGCAGACAAAATAACGGAGTCGCCCCAGCCAAGCTGTTCACTGGTATGGTCAAGAGACATGGCCTGAGCATCTGCCATCATGTACCCTTCGACAGTGCCTTTGAAACACCCATTGAAGGTGTACTTTACATTGGTTGTCAGCAAGACAGCGTCGTAATTGAACTGATGGTGAATCTTTACAATATCAAGAGCATCAATAGTAGGGCTTGCCCGATAGGTAAGAGAAGCCTTGCGACGGTTAGAAAGGACTCCATAAGACTCCGTAAGGGCGTTCCTGGATTTTGCAAGGATGTCCTTTGTGAGCATAACATTGCTCAGAGTCTGGCTCACGCCTTTGCCCGAAGGATTTTCAGGATAAGCGTAGGTGGCATTTCCTACGGTGGTCACTACGTTAAGCATATTCTGGGCAAAGGTGATTTCCGGCCAAGAATAATTGTTCAGTACTGGAATGTCCAACACGGGGTTGGAGGCATCGGAGCCGTAGACTCGGTTGATTTTTATCACGCCATCACGGGTCTGGTACAGAGCCATTCCAGCCGCATTGGCCGCAAGCTGCAAAATATCAGAATTGTGATAAGTAGACTCATCGCTTGTAATGTCGGTGGAGTAATTTTTCAGTTCATCCGAAATATCAAAGGTAATTTCATCCGCTTCCAACAGCTCCAAAGCATCGTAGCACATCTCATAGAGCGTGCCGTATTTTCTTCCGGTGTACTTCGTGCTGGATAGATACAGGAAAGCGTCTCGCGCCTGAAAGGATGCCTCAATGCTGTTGGCAGGGACGCTCCACTCTGACAGGAAGAACATTCCTCCGCTCACCCATTCGGTCTTCCCGTCAACATCCATTCCATAACGAACAGTGACAGGCTGGCGCTCATAGATGTACTTGTAAATTCCTTGAGGGTTTACGGAGTCCCATGTGCGGTCGCTGTTGTCGAGGCTAAAGGAAATCGACTCCTGAGAAAGCTGCCCGGAGATAGGGTCTCTGGCAGAAGAATGGCTGTAAGACAAGATTTTGGTCTTGTCAAATACCAGATACCTTCCGATTTTCACTTGCTCGATCCTTACTCTTCGGTCGGGGAGACACCACTTTAGAACTTCAATCTCTACGGCATCAAACCCGGAAAGCTCAGCCTCAACATCAGAACGGACGGATTTGTTTCCGTTCACGGTCACAGTTTTTAGCTTGCTAGTTCCAAGGTATGCGCTGACCGAAAAATCCGTGGCGTACTCCCCGAATACTGTAGACCAGCAAATCGAAACGCCAGGAACGGAGGACTTGTTTTCACTTGGAAGTTCAAGCCGGATAACAGGATGGTTTGAATCGTCAAAAATCTCGGCACTCAAAAAACCAGTAGTTCCATACGGAGGAGAAGAAGGGACGATGCTACAGCTTCCATCAAGAACAGTAAGATTGGGCTCTCCTGTAGAATACCTCGAAATGGAAGCGTTATCAGAAAGTGCAATATTATGAAAGGTGGAGAACGGGGCTGCCGATGACGTGACGATGGTAGCTTTTTTATTGATGCCTGGCTCAGTGATTCCGCAGGTAATCTCCACAAAAGATTCCGGGACGAGGGTTTCATTAAATTTCTCTTTCCACTTATCGGAGACTTCAACCATGTATCATACCTCCACAAGAGAAAGTTTGCACCCTATCCACCCCATCACACCACCGGTTTTCGGCCCTCTACGCCACATGCCGCCGGTGCGGTCGGAGACATACATCTGACGGGTGGTATAACCGGCTGTGGCTTGATTGTAAAACTTAACGGTGCAGTAAAAATTTGTAGTGAAAAGGCTCAAGATGTCGGCCCACTGCCGCGCAGTGAGGTAGTTCCATGACATGGAGACTTTTGCTACATCATGCCGCACGACAGCGCCAACAACTTTACCCTGAACATTTCGTCCAGAGTCCACGATCGTGCTAGTCGTTCCCTCATAAGAGGATGGTTCCGGCAGCTCTACGCCATTCACCGTAACCAGTGCAGGAATATTGGCCATCTGAACCATCCTTTCTTAATAGGAATAAACTTCGGTACCCATAATAGACACGCCACGTTCTTTCTGCGTTTTTTCAACGGAAGCAGTGAGCTGCTTGCCATCAAGGTAAACTTTCACGTCCCTGCCATCAGAAATTTCCTCTCCGTAACGCTGCCATATATCGAGGAATGCATTGTAGCAGCCGTTGTACACAGCATCTCTCATCTCTTCGGAGTTTCCTCCGGCCGCAGAATAAGTTCCGCTGTAAGAAGAGCTAGACGTCGAGGAATTATAGCTGGAGCTTCCGACGTACTGAGATGTATCGCTGTAACTGCCGGTAGACCGGCTGCCGCCAAGTTTCGACACGATGCCAGCAATCGCAACTCCAAGGGTTGCGGCGGCGGCAAGGGCCACGATGCCAGCTGGAATGCCAAAAATCGTAGCACTGAGGGCAGCACCCACAGCAGAAAGCATTCCTGCCACTGCGGTTCCGATGGTGCTTACCAGACTTGCAAACCCGGCAAAAATCGTCGGGAAAGAGCTGAGTAAACCACCAGAGAGCGCCGCACTGATGGCTTTAGCTGCCGTTGCGAGAGGAGACTTCACGTTTCCGAAAGCCTGCGTAATGCCGGAAAGCATCGTCTGAGTTTCAGTGGAAACCTTTCCAAAGTTTTGGGTCAGATTGTTCACCAGATTTTTCCCAATGGTAGCAGCGGTGTTTAGCAGAGAAGAAGCTTGGCTTTTCAATTCTTTGCTTAGTCTGCTTACAAGGTCGCTTGCAACGGACTTGGCGCGTTTACGCTGCTCATCGCCCATAGCGCCCCAAATGCCAGCGGCAATGGTAGTGCCGACCGTTTTCCAATCGCCACTCTGCGCAGCCTGAATGAAAGTTTGCACCGTACCGAAGAAGTTGGTCTTGAGGTTGTTATCGAGTTCTGCCCACTTAGAGTCTAGCCCGGAAATGATGCCGTTGACGTAGCTTGTGCCGCAGTCAATGCCATAGTTCGCCATCTCTTCGCCCTTGAGCTTGGTGGCGTCTACGAGTTTATTCATAGCATCGTTGACATAACCGAGAGAACCAGTGATACCGTTTGCAAGGCCCTGGTCGATGTAACCGCCAATCCCTTCAAACCACTTAGAAGGAGAGTTAATATCAAGTTCATCTTGAGCGGTTTTCTTGATTCCATCGGTCAACTGTTTGGTCGCGTCATTTGACACATTGGTGTTCCCAGTGATGCCCTTCGTGATGCCATCAATAATGTTTTTGCCGACGCTTAACGGATTAAACTTAGAAACTTTATCAATCAGTTTTCCAAACCACGTTACAGCGTCTTTGATTCCATTGATTACGTCAGCAATCAAGAGAACAAATTTTTCCGCAAAGTTTCCATTGGCGGCGATGGCAAGGCGGTCTGATTCGTCTACGCCTTTAATAATCCATCCAATGAACACGCCCATGTCGTGGATAACTTGCGCAAGAGACGCGATTGCACCTTCAAGAAAATTTCCATTCATCTGGATGTCGAGCATTTCCGTTTCAGAAACGCCATTTTGAATCCATCCGATAAGAATTGCAAAATCATTGATAAGATTTCCGAGAGCAGTTATGATGTCTGCCACTGTTTCGGCCGCAATCGTGCCGAAATTCACGAAAGCATCATGCCAATCAGATTTCAGCTGAAATGCTTCTGCTTCGCTTTCACTGCCAAGACCACGCACGGCGACAGAGACGGCTTCGAAACCAAGAACTGCAAGACCAGCAACGGGATGCCCGCTAATAGTCAAACCGATTCCGATAAGCGTCATGACCAAATCGCCCAAATCGAGGTCAAGGTCTTTGACAACTTTTTGAATTGTCTCGAATGCAGTAGAGATTTTTCCCTGCCATTCCTCAGGAATCAAATTCCAAATCGCTTGACCGAGATTAGAAAGAGTTTCTTTTAGCCATTTGATAAACTCGCCAAGTTTCCCATCAGTCAAAGAAATATTCCAGCCTTGCGTAAACCCAAGACCCGCAAGGTAAATCAAATCTTTGATACGGGCTAAACCTTGCCGGAAATTTTCGCTGTTTTGATAAAGCTGAACAAATCGACCAACGATAAGGGCGACCGTCCCGGCTACTAGAAGTAGCTCTGGATTAAGACCACTAACGATTTTCCCGAGCTTGTATGCCCAATCATGAGTGTCTTTCAACGCAGTAAGAAGCGCATTCCCGATAGTCCATGCGGCAAAACCGGCGCCGATAGCAGCAACAATAGGAGCAAGTTTGCGAAGTTTTTCCTTGATTTCATCCACAGCGTTGCCGACATAGTTCTTGAACATATCGTAGCCGGACAGGTCTACATCGCCCAAGATGTTGCCAGCGGATGCGCCGCTACCAGAGCCGGAGCTTCCCTGTGTGGGGTCAATGATGTTCAATTCATCAAAGCCCATCGTGTAGTCCTTGAGGGCTTTGGCGGCTTTCTTTGTCGAATCTGCCGTGTTATCCATCGCGTCACCGATGCCGCCAACGCTGTCAGCGCTCTTGGTGAAATCAGTGAACACGACCTTCACACCCATCAGCTTTGCCGCCCACTCGACAAACTCTCGAATGAGCTGAACAGCGGCAATCAGCGGGGGAAGAATGGATTTCAGGGCAGGGTAGAGCAGAGAGCCAACAGACTTTGCCAGCATATCCAACTGGGCTTTCAGAATCTTAATCTGGTTCGCAGGGCTCTGAATGGTCTGTGCAAGGTTGCCCTGAACATTGGCAGTCTGCTTCATAATGGCAATGTAACGCAGAACCGCCTTATCTGCCTGAGACAGACTAGACACTTGCTTGTTAAAGCCCAAAGCCAGAAGCTCCTGCTGTAACCGTGCCTGAGACAGGTCAACGCCCAAACGGCGAATAGGCTCAATTTCGCCAGAGATTGCGGAGGACATTGCGGTAAAGGTCTCTGCAACGTCCTTGTTCCAATAGGAGCCTTCGTCATAGGCAAGCTGGGTCAGATTCTTGGACAGAATATATGCTTTGTCGCTGGTCAGACCAAACGAAGTACCCAAGCTCTGGATGGTAGCCATGTAAGTCATCGCTTTGGTCGGGTCAACGCCAAGCAAGCCCTGCATCTTGCTAATGAGCGTATCGGCTTCACCGCTCAAATTGCCCATAGCATTATGAAACAGGTCTGTTGCTTCGTAAAAGTCATTGAACTTTGCAACAGCGTTGCCAAGATACTCAGCGATAGCTTTCAACGAAACTAGCTTTGCCATGTTCCGCATAAAGCCGTTCATCTGATTGGACAAGCTGAGATAGCTCTTGCGCTGCTTTTCGTTGGCAGCAGTCACACGGTTAGCCTGTGTAACCACCTTGCTTAACTGTGGAGGGAGCTTTGCAAAGGCGTTACCTACCTTGTCAAGCTGAGATGCAAGGGGAGTGAGCGAAATGGAGATGCTATCACAAGCAGTCTTGAACTTATTGAGCGTGTCTGCATCCAACTTATCATTGATAGATGGGATTTTAGCAATGGCGTTCATTGCACTGCCAACTGCTTTCAATCCAGAAGCATCAAGGTTCTGCAAGGGCTGTAATTCGCTTTTCAACGATTCCAGCTTTGCGCTTAAACCAGTAAAATCAATTCCAGAAACATCAATGTTTGACATCTTTTCGATGTTATTAAAAATAGAACCAATGCCTTTGGATGCAGACTTCAGCCCAGCGATAGAACCGGCTAGTTTATCAAGGCTATCGCAGACGGCAGAAACATTGCCCTTAGAACGAAGATTGGCGATAGCGTTAGCCAATTTATTGATGTTAAGCTCTGCGCCCTGCGATTCCGCAGAAATCTCTACGGATAAGCTCGTAATATCAACATCAGCCATCACTACCACCATCACTTTCCATCATAGAGAACATCATTCTCTTGATTCGCTCCTGCGCCTCAACTGCGCGTTGGTATTCATACTCGTCTTTCTCCTTTTGAGTAAGGGGAAGCGGTCTATCCATGTACTTGATGGGCTTAGACCCTTTCTTTCGGAACATATTGCCAACCGTAGAGGAAAGCGCAGATGCCATGTAAAAGCCATTTCTCCATGCTTCTGCGTTGGCTCTGCGTTCCCGCAGCTCCTCTGCGTCACGGTAAACCTTTGCCAGCCAGACATCGCCGTACCAGAACTGGTCGTAGGTCATGCCAATGGAGATGTAATAGGCTTCTACATCGTGGAACAGCTTGGAGAAGGAGAATGGCTCTCCCTCTCCGTCTGTTTCTTGAGATTGTGCAGTTACACAATCTCCCACGTTGCGTTTTTTGCGGTCTTGTCCTCAGTGTCAGTTGCCAGAAGGGACTTGGAAGCGTCCATGAACATCTCAAGCAGAATGCCCATCAGGTCTTCCTTCTCCTCGATGTGCTGGAACATCTCGTCCACAACCTTGCGCTTGATGCCCTTGTTCCGTGCGATGAAAGCGCCGTAGAACAAAGCGCGAGAGTTGGACAGCAGATTGGTCATCTGGGTGTACTGGCCAATCTGAAAACCTGCACGTTCGGTAGCTTCCACGCTGTCACGGGTGAAGGTCAGCTCATAAGTGTTCTTACCATCGGGGGAATGAAAGTTGATAACCTTAGCAGCCATAATAAATGCTCTCCTTTATAAATAGGGGCAGAACCAAATCCGTTGTTCAGTTCTGCCCGGTTTGATTGATTCGATTTTTGCGGATTAGCCACCATTGACAGTCAAGGTCTCGCTGAACTCAGGCTTCTTGGTGAAGATGCAGTTGATGGTCATTTCCACAACCTCGTCCACGCCAAAGCCAGACAAACCAACCTGATGCATACCCTGCCAAGTGAAGCCGGAACCGTCCTGCATCTTCAGGGCGTAATACTTCACGGTGTTGCTCTCGGAAGTCTCATCGTAGCCAGCTTCCTTGACCTTCTTGTAGTCAGTCTTGTTGTAGTTGGCAGTAAAGGACTTGGTGTCACTCTGGATAATGCCGAAGATGTTGACCTGCATAGGGTCAGACAAGGTGGTGGCATCCAGAAGGTTCGGCTCGGAGATCAGGTCGGGCACATCCTTAATGTCGCACAGCTTAGTCAGAGCGGTTGCGCTGTCGCCACAATACAGGGTGGTATTCAGACCGGAGATAGCAGTACTCATAGAATGTTTACCTCCTTAATTTCGGTAAATCATTCCGTCCTCTCCGATTGTTGCCCCATAGCTGCAATCAATCCGATAGACGGAATTGTTGTACAGCCCATTCAACGGGGCAAACGATTTGCGATAAAATTTCAGCGGTTCAAGAACAGAATCCACAATTCCAACAATGGAACGTGCTTCTGCAATGCGCCCGGTGTTCTTGTTAGAGTAGACACGCACACGCAGGGAAACGGCAGCGTACTTGCTGTGACCGGCAGAATCAATGTGCACAGGAAGATTGCTGTTTTCCTCTATCTGCACACACGGAAATTTCTTGACGTTGCTGTCATTGATTTCACCAGTAACGAAGATGCCGGGAACTTGCTTTCGCAGTTCCTTAGCAACAACCGTGAAGATAGAATTGAAATAATCAATCAACTATTCCAAACCTCCCTCCACGTTGCTTCGACTTGAGAAGCCATTTCCTCAACAGCTCCCCACATAGCCATAGCTGGCTCGTTGCCGCTGGTGTAATTCAACTGGCCTTTACCATCCACCTGTTTGACAGGCGTGCCAGCATTGCCGGATTCTCCGTAGTAGTACCATCTGCGGTTTGCGCCTTGCCCTTTGCCGTAGGAGCCATGCGCACCAACACCGGGCGGTAGTTCGCCGCCATATCCGTTGTGATGTGCGCCAGTGCCAAACTCGATAAAGGCGACCGCTTTGCCTTCTGCAACGATGGTGCAAGTCTTGTCTTTTTGGTTAATATGGCATTTCACGTCATTTGAGCCAGCGTATTCCGCATTAGCGAAACGCACCTTTGCGACTTCAAGCCCCAGCCACGAAAGGCGAAAAGCAAACGCTCTAGCTTTCTTGTTCAGGGTGGTCTTGTACTCCTGTATCTGACGTTCCGCATCACGGAGTCCGGCATCGCTCAACCTCACTTTAATTTTCACTTGCAGCCACCTCTTTTAGCGCATACAACGTGTCTGTAATATGCTCTGCGACTTTGACCACAGTGTAATTGAAGGGCTTTGAAATGTCCGTCTGAAACCAGACGTGTGTACCTTCATAAAGCGGTGTGTTGCGCTTTTTGCTGGACGAGCTGACAACGTAGCTATAATCCGTAAATGCTCCAAAAGGGCTTGCTTCCGCAGAACCAGTAGGCGGGCTGACATTCAGCATCAGCTTTGCGGGGTCGCTCCACGTCTGCGATGTTTCGCCGGTTTCGTTTCCCCACTCGTCCACAACAGGCGTTTTCTCGCCAACAGGGTTTGAATACCACAGCGGGCGTTTATCCAGCGGGCTTCCATTGAACATCAGCCGATAACACCTACTCTCGGAACTACTTCATTCAACAGGGACTGCGCCACATCGGAACTTTCCCACACACGAGTAATGCCGTTGTTGGTATAGCTCGTCTGCCCGTTTGCGCCGATGTGGTTGTACAGTTCCGCTGCAATGCGTATCTGCAACGACTGATATTGCAAGGGCAACTCGTCCGGTCTGTTGCCGAAGGGGTAGCCCTGCGCAAATATCTTGTCTTTGGCGAAATCAAGCAGCAGGTCGAAGAGTGGGTAGTCCTCGTCCGTGATTTCACGGTCAAGTGCAGGAGCGATGTACTGCCCCAGCTTGACTGCCGCTTCGGAATACTGGTCTCCCATGCTGCTTTCCTCCTTTCGCCTTAGTAAGCCTTGATGCAGTACACAGCGTCCATGCGCTCAAAGGACGGCAGGACGATTTCAGAAGCATAGACGTTGGCGTTGACCGGGTGAACGGTCAGCTCAGTGGTGATGGCAACGCCAGTGTTCACGATGGACACGGATGCACCAGACTGACCGGACAGCAGGTCGGCTTCCTCAGGAGTAGTGCCGTACCAAGTGCTGCCCAGAGCGCCAGAAGGAGCAACCACCACCATGCCATCGGGCAGATACTTCTCGCTTGCGCTGTACTGGTCTGCCTTGAACATCTTGTCGTACAGATGGATGGTCAGACCGGTTGCAGATTCGACAATCTGCCGTGCTTCGGCATCCAGCAGAACGGCGTTTGCCTTTGCGGTGACAGTCATAAACCGATTCTTCACCTCGTCCGCAGCAATCATGTTGCGGAAGGTGGCGGTGTTCATGTACACCTCAGTCACAACCTCGCCAACGCTTGCCAGAACAGCATCCTTTGCAGCGTTCAGGTCAGCAATGGGGGTGGCGGTGGCGACGTTCCACTTGGACTTTGCGACAGAGACTTCCTTGTAGTTGGTGGACTTCCAAGTGCTGTCCGGGTCGTAGTTGTAGGTGTAGTTCACGCCGTTTGCCTTGATGGTGATGCTCGGAACGCCATTGGCGGGAGCCAGCAGCTGCCAGATCATGCGCTCAGGAACGATACGAGCGCCAGTGATAAGCTGTGCGGTGTCATCGTACAGACGGTTCATCACATCACGGGCATAGGGGTCGTTGCTGTCCAGAACACGCAGGATTTCCTGACGGTCTTTCTCGCCCAGATGGTAGCCCTCGCGGAAGAACGGCATCTCGGTCTCATCGAACTTGAAGCCCTCACGGGTGCGGAACGTAGCCTTTGCGTCAAATGCGCTGGGCATCAGGGAAACGCCAACGCCCTTGTGACCACGCAGCCACTTCAGGTCGAGACCGGCCTTCTTCTTGGCGGGAAACAGTGCATCAGATGCAAAGGGCATCGCGTTGGTAGGGTCATTCGTCCAATAGGCGGCAATCGCAGCCGGGGCAAAGACTTCCTTAAGATTCAGTGCCATGTTGTTTTACCTCCTATTAAGCGTTCACGCTGATGTTGTCACGGCAGAAGATGCCAGGAATGGCAGTCTTGAGCGCAGTAACCGCATCAGAATCATAGGTGAAGCCAGAGCTTGCGGCAGCCTTTTTGGTGTCGATAACGCCACGAATCAGCAGGGAAGCATTGGGGTTCTCTGCCGGGTCAACGTCATACAACAGAATGCCGTCTGCGGTGGCAGAAGTTGCCTTCTTGCCAGCCAGCGTCATGGGATAGCCAGCCTTAACCGCAGCAGCTTCGGTCACGGTAAAGGGGATGGCGGTGTAGTCATTGGAAGCAAGGATGGTATCGTTGATTCCGTTGACCGTGTTTCGGGTAAACTTCATGTTTTCCTCCTTGTTAATGGAAAGCACTCATTGCGTCACTCGATGCCTTAGAAGCATTTGCGTTCTGCTGTGCAAGGCTCTTAGCAAACGCCACGCCCTCACTGTCAGAACCGCCCTTGCCATCCGCACCCGGAGGTGTGGGCATATCCTTCAGCAGAGAAGCCTTGTAAGCGGTGTCGTGGGCGGTCATAAATTCCGACTGGAACTTAAACACCTTGTCCATGTCACCGTCAGCCAGTGCAGACGCAGCCTTGTTGGCAAGTTCAGCGTCATAACCCTGTGAAACGAACTTCTCACGGTAAGATGCAAGGGTCTTTTCCTTGACGAGGTTTTCCTTGTCGGCAGTCAAGGCTTCAATCTGCTTCTGCATCTCTGCCAGCTTGTCAGCCTGTTCCTGTGCAGCATTCTCGTCATCGGTGCGCTTTGCCTTGAGCTGCTTCTTGTACTCAGCAGCTTCGCCATTGGCTTTTGTCACGGCGTTGCGCAGCTTCTCGACCTCTGCGCTAGGGTCTGCAACTTTTTCAAGCGCAGAAATGATTTCATCGGCGGTCATGCCCTCTTTGTAGGCATCACCAAGTAACGCTTTGTAGTTCATATCGTTAATTTCCTCCTGCGTTTTTTTACCGTTGCTTCCCTGCAACGCTGCGAAATTTGTATCCCGGCTTCCCTGCCGTATTTATAGCAAAGGATTATTCACCCTCTGTTTCTTTATTGGTATCGGTAGACTGTTTGTCTGCCATGTTCTCGGCATTTGTGTCGGCAACATCCTGTTTAGGCTGTTCCTGTGGCTTCGGTGCTTTCCCATCCTTACTCAGCTTGCCAGCGGCAATCAGGAAAGGCTTGCTCATTTCGTAAGCAGCCTGCGGGTCAGGGAACAGACCGGGCGTAGTGAACGCCAACTGCGGGTCAATTGGCTGCTGAATCATCTGCGCAAAAATCTGAACCTTGCTCTGCTGGTTGTCATACTGGCGGCGGGGCAGCTTGATGTTGATGTCACTTGCCATCAGCTTAGAACCAGCCGTATCACGCAAGATTTTCAGCATTACAGACAGGCTCTGACGCTCAGCATACTTGAACATATTCTCGTACTGCTGCGCCCTTGCTTCGGTGTGATTCCAGCCATTACGGACAATGACTGCGCCCACGTTGTCAGATGTCGCGTTCTCGCTTCCAGTGGCACTAGGCATGGCAGTCAGACTGCGGTACACGTTCAGCATAGAATCAAGCAAGGTCTGGCTCTGCTGCTGGTCAAGCTCGTTTGCAATCTGCGACACAGAAGCGGGCAGACCAGAAGTGGATTTCAGGCACATTGCGCCAAGTTCCTTCACTTGGTCGAGAGCGTCCTTGTCCACAAGGCAGTTGGTAAACACCATGATGGATTGGATGAATTGCGCCACGCCGTCCAAACGGTTGCTTTCAAGGTCGTTGATGGCATCCAGCACAGGGATAGCCGGTTCAAACAAGCCCATTCGCTCCGGGTTCAGTTTGTATTCGACCATCGGCAGCATTCCAAGAGAATGGTTCTCCGATTTCGTAACCTTGCCGTTGTCGATTTCAAAGTACTGGTTTGGTGTATACACGCAAATTAGGTCGTTCAGGTCATTCTGATAATTGCGTGGGATGTGCAGAATGTTAGCGATGGGCTTGTGACCGATGCCGGAGTTGTAAATCACATACGCCATATCCGGGTCGGGAACATCCACCAGTAGGGGCGTTTCGTCCGGGTAGTTGCCGTTGTACCCCTTATCAGGGAAAACAATGCGGTATCCCTGTCCGCACTCCAGCATCCACTGCCAGAGCCGCCGATCAAGCGCATCTTTGCCCTCATACTGCAAAGCGTTGGACAGGCGGGCGATTTCCTCACCGTCACCTGTTGCCGTTTCAGACCGCACATAAGAGCAGGGAGTGCCGCTCATGTAGCCTGTGTAGAAGCCCACGCACTCATTGGCGTGGTTCTCTACAATGCGATTGGTAATTTCAGCGTGATACTCCTTCGTGCGATTGAGGACAGGCTGACTACCCAAATAGTAGTTGTGTAGAAAGCGAATCTCGTTCTTGTTCAGCAGATGAATAGGTTCTGCCTTGCCCATGACCACTTTCAGCACGTTTGCCCGATTGATTTCTGTCTCCGGCGTTTCAATCGGTCTACGTCCAGTCAGCGGCTCATTCAAAAAGCCGCCAACGACCATCTGATACTCAGCCATGCGTTCCTCCTTTCTGGCAAAATAAAAAGCGCAGCAAGACAAACCTGTTAAGGTCTATCTCACTGCGCCAAAACTGCGCTTCAAAAGCTATTTACTTTTCCGGCGGATGGATGATTTTCACCCATCCTTCCCTTGTGTCTCCTTCAATAACACCCTTGCATCTGTCGCACTTGAAATGGTATCGTCCGTCTACTTCGCCAAGATAGCGGTTGCAACGGACGTTCTTATAGATGGGATTCTGCCTGATACAAGGGCAACAGATTCTAACTAGCATAAACGCTCCTTTCGTTGGATTTTTGGAAACAGGCTGTTGAGCACAGACCTGTTGGAAGCTACTGGGAAACTGTTCGCACTACCAGTCATGCTAGGCTCTGACTTGTCGGGTGTCGAGAGCCACGATTTGCTCCATCCAGGGCAAATCGCTGATGGATACAGAGGATGGATTTGAACCACCGACCTTCGGGCTATGAACCCGACGAGCTACCAGACTGCTCCACTCTGTGTCATGTACCCGGCTTGATTTACCGTTGCTCTTTGAAATGAGAAATAGCCTAAAACTCATTTCATCGAGAGCCGGGAATAACGGGGGAGGTTGTCATAAGGAGAATTTTTCCATGCAATCCTTGAGGAATCGTTGTGCTGCGTAACGGAATCGAACCGTTGCTTGCCAGCCGTGGGGGAGACAAGCTGACATTCCCAACCAACAGGAAACGCAACATATAAAGTCCGGCGAAGGCGAAAGAGTAAGAAAACCTTCGCCGGTGAAAGGAGGAATATGCTTGTTGACACGCACGCGAGTAAAATGACAAAACCCCGCGTGCAAGCTATTCCTTTAAGGGAAGCCGCAAAACTTCCTGTGTACATTATAAGCCTTGTCAAGTGGTAAAATCAAATAAATAGACCCAGCGAACACAATATATTGTGTTTTTAATCAAAATGGCCTCTTGACAGGCTCAATTTTACTGATTCCGTTATACAATTCATCGGCAAGCTGTGCCAGACTGTCCGGTGCATCATCGTGCGGAACTTTGCCAAGCTGTGTGAACATCGTCACCTGTTCCATGAACGCCTTGTACTCTTTCGACTGGTGTTTCTCGTCAAGGAAATAGAACCGTTTGATGTCCGGCGCATACTGGATGATTCTGGACAGCTTGCTTTGGCCACTTGGCGCACGTTGGCTGCGGACAGAGCAGTGATAGCCTTGCTGCCGGAGCTGGCTGTCTACCACATCACAGTATTCGTCACCGCCGTTGTTGGCTTCGCCACGTACCACGTTGATTTTATGCTGGATGATTTTGCCCACGACTTCCGGTCTAGTCACGGTCTTATCGCCGTTATTGAACACAAGATCTGGGATGAATATGGAATCACCGTACACATAGGCGATAGGACAGGCGGTGAAGTCGCCGCCACCCCATGCAATGTCCATGACCATGAGCTTGCGATCAGGTTCTCCATCAGGCAGAACACCGTTGAAATACCGCAATTCATCAGCAGGGAACAGCAGACCTTCACGCACATAGGGCTTACCCATGTACTTTGCCCACCATGTTGCATCGTCAATGCTGGCTTTCATGTCGGCATAATAGGCATCATCAAAGCCCACGCCGTAGTCATAATTGAAGTTGCTGTGTCCGTTCTCGTCCACCGCAGGAATGACCCGGAATCGGTACTTCGGGTTGTCCGCATACTGGTTCTGGATGCGCCCCAGAGGGTCAAGCACGTTCCAGCGCGTACCGACCATCAGCTCCAATGCGCCCTGCTTTTTGCGGTCTTTCAGCTGGTTCAGGTAGGCATCATACTTGTTGTTCAGACGCTCAACGTTCAGGCTTTCCTCCAAGTCCTCGATCAAGTCATCGCTGTACAGAACGCCGCCCTCGCCGATTTCAACAGCACCAGTCAGCGTACCGCCAATAGAGCGGCAGGTCAGGGTGGGGAAGCGTTTCTTTCGGTTCAGGTCAACGCTTTCATCCTTTGCGCTTTTATCCACAAGCTGAATGTCAGGGAAGATTTTGCCCCAGTTGTAGGTCACAGGGTCAGTGATGATAGAAAGCACTTCGCCGTAGAAGCCATTTGTCAGCTTGTCAGAGTGTCCGCTCATAACCGATGCAACGTCAGGGCGGTTGCCCATCAGCCATGTGATGAAAAAAATACATAGCGTCGATTTTCCGACGCGAGCGGGCAAGCTAACTCCCAAGAAGTCAATCCGCTTATAAAACAAGTCCTCTAGGTCATCCGCTAGCACTTTCAGAACCCTGCGTCTCGGCTGATAGAACTTCTTCTCCGGCGCACGGTTCCATTCAAGGTAGATGCAATAGCTGTCGAACACATCCCTTGCTTCAAACAGGTATGTCCGGCTGATAATATCATAGACCTTTGCCACGTCCTCGCCTGTTTTCATCTTGCCCATCATGGCTGCACAGACGGAGCGCAGTTCACCAGAGTATTTGTAGGCATCGAACCGCTTGTCTTGTGGCAAAGCATCTCTCAGGTTCACCACCGCCTGAAACCAGTCTTCATAGACCTGGGCTTCGGTTGGATTCTGCTTTGCATACGCTTTGATGCTGTCAATGATGGCGATACACTGCTTTGGCTGCATAAAAAAATAGGCACCCCCTACCTGAAAATGTAAAGAGTGCCTACAACTGCACAAAAATCAAATATTCGGTTTTATAATTTTACTTCAGAAAATTATTTACTAAAATCCATCTTAATAAATGGGTTGTGTAGTTTATTTGACTTCTTCCGCAAGCTGGTTTAGCCTGCGCTTCAATCCAGACCCGATTGTTTTCTTCACATATCGCTTGTACCACGAGCATCTGTGACCCTTTCGGCATCTATAATCGCAATAGTGGCATTCACCTGTTGTCCTGCGCTTGTAAAGTCCTTTCTTCATAGATTCACCTGTTCTGTTCAGCAATCCGATACCATGTCTGGCGGGTCACATAATATTTGCTTGTTCATCAAGCCACGTTTCGCGGTTAAGTCTTTCCTTCTTTTCGATTAAGGTAGGAGTAAACGTTTTATCGCTCTTCCATCCAGCGTATTTCTTAAAATACGCAAGATAATCTTCTGCTATTGCGGGAATGCTTTCCAAAATAAATGTAAGAAGAGCAACTCTCATTTGCCGCTTAAACGTTTCGGAAGGGCCTTCTTTCTTGAAATCAAAAAATATGTTTTCATCATAAAACAAAACATTGCATCTCTTAGATTGGCATTCCAGCATAAACGAAGTGAAATCTTTGCAGTTTACAAAATCAAAAACTGAACGAAATGTCAAATCTGCATCTTTTTTGATAAAGTTCCAGTAAAATGGTTTTTGCTTTTCCATGTGTTTCTCCTTTTCTCTTGCCTGTTGGAGAAAAGAATGGTATACTGTGGTTGCACCATTCTTTTTCCTGTTTTGATTGGTTTGGTGTACTCTTAGCGGTGGCTTGTGGTTGGGCTGCCGCTATTTTTATTTGCGTATCTTTCGACACGCTCATGCCAAGTGGATTTCCCGATGCCAAGCTGCTTGCAGCACTCTTTTACGGTAATTTCGCCTTTTTGCTGTTGTTTTAATAGGCTTTCAAACTGCTGCTCGTCAACTTGCTTTTCCTGTCTGCCAAAGCTACGGCCTGTTCTGGCCGACACTCTCTTGCCATCAACAATAGGCATGGCAGCTATGCCCTCTGCCTGACGCAAGCGGCGCATATCAAAATCATCTTCGGCATCCATAATGAAATATCCATTTTCGACTAACTTCTTCTTTGTTCTTATTTCCACTTCTCTCGCAACTTCATAAACGAGATTCTCTAGAACTTTCATGGAAACACATTTATTTCTTTTTACAAAATCTCTAAATGTCTTGCTCCTTGAAGTTTTGTTTTTCCATCTGTTTTTATCGCTTCCAATCCCAACGTAAAAGGGAACGAAGCGATTATCTTTATAGAAAAACCAAACATATACATAATTGTTCTTTTCGCATTCTCTCGCTGCATTTTGAATGTCACCAAAAGTGCGTTCCATTTTAACCTTCCTTTTTTTCTTCCAAAATGGGTTCCTGTTTACCTTTAACCCACTCGCCATCCTTTCCGTACCGATAATATCCCTCATACGTTTTCCTGTTCCCAAGAATAGATTGAAGGGTGCTAATGGTAAACGGTTTTCCTTTTCTTCCTCGATAACCTTCTTCGTTTAACTTGCTCACAACAGAACGAATCGTTTCACCAGAATCCCGAAGTTCAAACGCTCTTTTTACAATTTTTGCTTCTTCCTCGTTAATAACGAGTGCCCCATCCTTTACTTTATACCCCATAGGTGCTTTTCCACCGCTATAACCACCATTCGATGCCTTAATTGCTCTTCCGCTAGATGTTCTTTTTGTTATATTGTCTCTTTCCATTTGAGCGCAACATATTGTAAAAGTTCTCAACATATCAGAAAACACTCCAAATTCCCCAAAATCTTCAGCCACGCTGATAAGCGAAACATTCTTTTTAGTAAGAAGCTCCATCCTGTACCAAAAATACACATTGATGTCTCTAGCAATTCTATCGCTTTTAGCGGCTACCACAGCTTCGTATTCAACATCATCTTTTCCGTAAAGGATGCTATCAAAGCCCGGCCTACGCTGTTTTGCCCCAGATTCGCCTTCATCAGTGTACCATTTGACAATTTTCATGTCATTTTTTTTGCAATATTCTTCTATCTGTTCCCTTTGCGCTTCAAGTCCAAACTTGTCCTCTCCGCATTGCCCTTCGGTAGAAACACGGATATAAGCGGCTACGTTTTTCATTTTTAACAACTCTCTTTCTTGACCCTATTATACACCATGTACGTTTAATCGTCAAGAGAAAGTTTGCGTATTTTTTGATTTTACTATCACAATGTTCAGATATTTCTGAAATCACCAATCAAATGTGTTTTTATATACAAAACGTATAGCAATTTCAAAAATATTCGATAATCCGTATTGGGCAAGAACTATCATCACAAGATAACAGCATCTCAAAGAGAGCGAATCACTATCAAAAATCACATATATGTGAACAAAATCCATGTATCCATGGATAAGAATTATACAAATTGGGCTGTTGACAACTATATACCAAGCGTCTATAATCTAAGACAGCAGAACACACGATGAATCAGCCAACAACAGCAGATTTATCCTTTGTGGCATAAAAAAATAGGCCGTCAGCATACCGACCAAAGTAGCACTAACGACCTATTCCACCACAAAACAGAAGCTGCGCAACCAAGGGCGCAGTCTCGGTTTCTGTCAGTTATTATAGCAGAAGCAGACCGCTTCTGCAATAGAAAGGAGCAAAAAACATGAACTTTCCCACGACAACCGAAGAATTTCTGAAAACCCTCGCACACGGTAAAGAGCCGACCAGCGAGGACAGGGAGTACGCAGAAGCGCTTGGTAAGCTGTCCGAACTGAACTACCGAGCAGGGTACGAAGCGGGAGCGGCCAATAAGAATCGCAAAATCTGATGTCAACACTAGCCGACACAATATCTAGTGTATTTTTGATTGACATTCAGATATTTTGCAGTTACACTTATTGTACAGCAAAACGAAAGGGGGTGAATATGTATGAGTAGTCCTTACGCAGAACGTTACGGTCACACCGTTACCATCAGCGTTACGGAGCGGCAGTTTGCAAGCTTGCAGGAATACTGCATCAAGAACCGGGTCTCCATCTCTGCTGCGTTCCGTGAAGCGTTCTTTACGCTGCATCCGATGGATTCCACCAATGAAAACGAAAAATGATACGCTCGCTAAAGTTTGCCGACCACAGCGAACGTATCATAAACCACACTGGAACAAGCTGTTCCAGCCTTATTATAGCAGGAATTGGCTTGTTCCGCAAGAACCATAGGAGTTTTTATGGAACAAAAGGTTAAATATGCTATCAATCTTATCAGTGAGAACGGACAGGTTGTCGTTTCTAGCCGTGAAGTAGCAGAACATTTCGGTAAAGAGCACAAAACGGTTTTGCGTTCAATCGAAGAGCTGGCGGCACAAAATTGTGCCACCAAATCCATGTTCTACGAAACCACGTTTGAAAATCGTGGCAAACAGTACCCGATGTACCTCATGAACCGGGATGGGTTCAGTTTACTCACGTTTGGCTTTACCGGCAAGGAAGCCCTTGAATGGAAGCTCAAGTACATTGATGCTTTCAATCAGATGGAGCAGAAGCTGACCAACCCAGAGCCGGAATCCACAGAGATGCTGTTGAGCCGCGCTCTGATTGCCGCCAACAGCGTTATCGACACGGAGCGCAAGAAAGTAAAGGCTCTGCAAGCGGAAAACGCCAAGATGAAGCCGGATTCTGACTACGCAAAGGCGATGCTGCTTTCCGATGAAAGCCTGACCACCACGCAGATTGCCATGAACTACGGCATGAGCGCACGAAAGCTGAACCAGATTCTTAGAGGGCTTGGCATCCAACATACTGTGAACAAACAGTGGATTCCTTACCAGAAGTATCTTGGAAACGGATACGTTGTCGGGCATCCGATCGAACTGCCGAACGGCAAGACGAAAGAGGTCACCCGCTGGACGAGAGCCGGTCAGAAGTTCATTTATAGCAAGCTTAAAGAAGCGGGCTATCTGCCTGTTGGCGAGCAGATTAGAATGGAGACGTGCTGATGGACTACTCGGAAGAAATGTTTCGGCTACAAGCCGAGAATGAAGAGCACAAAGCCGTTTTAGAAAAAAGCCATGAAATCCTTAATCAGGCATTAGAAATCATCATGCCAGAGGATAAGCGGTCAAGAGAAGTTGTAAGTGTAGCACTATCAACGTCCGTACAACATTTTTGCGAGGACAGCTATTCAATGGGATACAATGATTGTTTGCTCGACATTCTCAGGGAAAAGGAAGAAGTCAGCGCTCCTATCATGTTTCCAACACTTAAATCGTAAATAGCCCATAAGAAAAGCCAGTGGTTAGAGAACATCTAGCCGCTGGCTTTTTGTGTTATGTGATTATTCCTCTACAAGGTCTGCGTACTTGACTTCAATGCGGGGCAGTTCATCAGTGGTGCTGGTCAACGCTCTGGTGATTTTTTCAAGCCCGGAGAACTCACCATAGACGGTGATAATATCATCTTCCAAAATCTTCACAGCATCGCCACCACGTTTATCCAGCATATAATACTCGTCATCAGCATAGAATCCGTATCCGCTGTTGTCCGTGTAGGTTCTCCATGCTTTTTCACTGCCGGAGAAGTTTGCGTCAATAATCTGCGAGACCTTTACCTTGACTACAATCTTAGTTCCTTCATACTTTTCAGGATAACGGCACAGTTCCTTATAGTCCACAGTCTGGCACTCTGCCTTGTAATCGTCCTCGCTGATTTCAGGCACAACAGATGCAACGGAAGAAGCGGTCGATTCACTTGCCTTAGATGTTGCTTTACTGCTGCTTGCAGAGCTGTCAGAGCTGCTACCAGAGCCGCCAATGGCAGACAGAACAATCAGTACGATAATAGCGATGAACCACCAGCGTTTGTAGATGGGCGGTTTATTCTTACCGCCACACTGAGGGCAGACCTTTGCACTTGCGGCAATCTCTGCGCCACAGTGTTTGCACGTTGTCATTTTACTTTTAGCCATTGTAGATTCCTCCCTTTCAAGGCTTGTAAGGCAAGTATAGCACAGAACACAGACCCTTTGTAGGGGTCTTTTTATTTTTGCGGCGGAATTTTTGAGATTGGCAATGGGGATGGGGGTGATTTTTTTGAGCCTTTTTTATTTTTTCGGTGGTTGAAAGACTGACCGGGCGGAGCTGGGCGGCGGCTATATACCCCGCCGGTGGAGACCCCAGCCCCAGCACACCCGGACAGACTGCACAGCACAGGCCGTGCCAGATGCAGGGCAGACCATGCAAGGCAAGGCACACACGCCCAGACGATGGACACGCCGGGACGCTGGAGGGTGTGCGCTTGTATGTTGCGTGTGCAACGTTTTTATATGCTTGTACGTTTAATCTTGAATATACTATTGACTTGTACGTTTAATCATGTATAATAGTAAATGTACAGAGGATGTACACCAAAACACCACCACAAAACAGGAGGACAAAAACCATGAAACTAGAATTCAGAACCAAGACCAACGCAAACGGGCACGGCTACTATTTGTGCATCAACACCGAAACCAAGACGGTCTCCACCGTCCCGGAACACTGGGTATCTAAGGACGTGCCTGTTGTAGCAAAGCATGATATGGACACGATCAAGGCGCAGGCAATCGCAGATGGATACGAGGAGGTTTAATACCATGAAAGCAAAAAGAACCATGCGGGATGTTAAATCCCAGTATCCGACCATTATCCAAGTAAGCTATTGCGATGCACAAAATATGCTGTGCATGGACGACCCCGCCGCGTACACCTCCGGCGTGTATGGATGGAACGCGGATATTTACCCTATCGTTTCGGGCGTTGCAATCTGCACCGGGTACCGCCCCTTTGGAAACATCAAGCCCGATCGGGAAACGGTCAGCCGCTACGAAAAGCGGGCGCGGGAAATGCGCCGGGACTTGTGGAGCGCTGAAGAGCTGGCAGCGCACTTGCACAGCTTACAGATGGAATTTGTTCGGGAGGTGTGCAAAGTATGATTACTCTTGACTTTACCCAGTGGGCCGCCCTCTGGTATGTGGGCGGCATGATCTCCGGCGCGCTCGTTATGATTGCATTTCTCAACAGCTAATAAGGGAGGCACACAAAATGGAGATAAACGGTTGGTTTTCCGGCTGCCTTGTCCAGGCGTTTCCCTGGATTGATGGAAAATACATTTATGTAAATGTTAGGCGCTTTTTGCCTGGTCAATCAATCAGCCAGGCACCAGCCTTGGATCGGTCGGTTTTCGTTTTGGATGACGAGCCAGGGCGAACAATTGTATACAAATATACTGACAGCCTGGTCAATGCCATATCGTCCGGGAAAATCCCGGACAAAGCACACGTAACTTTTGAAAATTCAAGGTTTTTCGTTTGATGGAGGGCTAAAAAAAAAAT